TTTTAACATAAGAAAATAAGAAAGTATAGTTTTTTGGAGGATATATTGATGGAATGGTATGATTATTGTGCTGTAATAGTACTATGGCTGTTTGCCATAGTGTATATAATAAAATCTTTAGACGACGATGAAGAGGAATAATTAATGCTTATAAAGCAAAATGCAATATATACCAATGCAAAAGGTACTAAGTATTGGATAGAAAAAGAAAATGAGTTAACGTATTACCTTTGTTTAGAGCCTAAAACTCTTCATTCTCCTTGTTATAGAAGTAAGCATGGGGATACTGAGGTATTTTACTCTGACCTAGGGGGGTTTGAGCCTAGCGGTGGTCCTGATATATATTTAGGTGCAGGCTACGGTTTTGGTATTGTACGAAAATTAGCCAAAATAAACGATAATTGTCTAGAAATAACAGTATTTGAAGAGTAATTTATGGATTCATTAATATTTGCACTAGAAATAGGACTGTATACCTATGTACCACTTACAGTTGCGGATGCTTTAATAAGTAAAAGTTCTAAAAACGATGACGACTTCATCACTTTTGGGGACAACGAAAAATCTTATTGGTCGTATTTTGTAGAAAATAACAAATGGTCGCTTGGAACATGCGCTGTTTTATCACTATTGGCTTTAATATGCCATCACTTTGGAGTAATACCTTGAAAAAATTTAACACAAAAAGACGTTTTGTAGTACTTAAAGACGTAATGGTAGCAATTATATTTGTATCTATGCTTTTTTCTTTAATTATATGGAAATAACATGGAAACACTACTCGTAGCAATATTTATAGTACTACTTATAGGAGCAACAACAATACCTTTTTGGGTTTTGTACGCAGCTATTAAAGAAATAAAATTTACTTTAGACAAAAAAGATGAGGATATTTGACATGCCAGGTTCAGAATATTATGACGCAGAGTTTTACACAGACCCAAGCAAAATAAATCAAGAAACTACACCAATAACCCCAACAGGAAAAATAGTAACTAGTAACAAGTACTTACGTCCTTGTAAAGGTATTGAAATCGACGTGTACGACGTCCTAGAAGCATTTGACGTGCCATGTCATGCAATGGCGCATGCTATAAAGAAAATGCTTTGTAGTGGCTTACGTGGCTATAAAGACAGTCAGCAAGATAAAGAAGAAGCAATTAAATCTATACAACGTTCAATAGATATGGAGAAGAAAAATGGGTACTAGCGTATTTAATAAAACAGTAGAACTAGAATTAGATTCCTTAATCGTAGAAGTAGAGTACCTCTTGTACTACGTTTCAGGAAGCTTTAACGCTTTACCAGAAGATAGCTATCCTTCTGAATATGAAATAGGAGAATGGGTAATTACTAAAATATCACTTCCTCATTACGATATGATGTTAGATATAACTAGTGATTCATTAATTATCGTACTAAGCACCGTTCATAATAAAACTATTAGAGCAGCGTGTGTAGAAGATTTATAACCTAAATGTAGGGAATTATTATGTCCTCCAATCGCAAAGCGTTTGATGAAGCCGTATCTAATATGGCAATCGCATCTAGTCCTTTTTTTAATGATTACGTATTTTATTTACATGTACTATCACAATGCAAAGTAGTATTTAAAGAAGATTTACCAGCGCCTGCAGGAGTTACTTTTCATAATGATCATTATGTTTTATACATAAACCCAACAGAAGTTATTAGTACATTACCTGACGGTACAGAATGGTTAGGTTTCTGTGAACGTATGCCTCTTGCGCATCGCATAGGTATTATTAAACATGAAATGTTACATATTGTACTTGGACATCTATTCCGTTCTAAGGATCTAGAGCACTACAAATACAACTTAGCTAGTGACTGTGCCCTTAACCAGCAAATCAATAGCGACCATTTACCAAATGGTGCTGTATACCCAGAAAACTTTCCTAATAAAAAAGCAAAGGATCATCTTAATGAAACAGCAGAACTCTATTATTCTCTTCTAGAAAGTCAAGACAATAATCATAATAATGATGATGATAATGATGATAATGATGATAATGAAAAAGAACCTTACGCTATAGATGACCATTCCGTATGGAAAGAAATTACAGGTGATCAATATGTACAGCAAGAAATAACTAAAAAAATGACAGAAAAAGCAGCAAATGATACCCAAAAATCTAAGGGTAACCTGCCGCAAAACTACAGCCAAATTATAGATAACCTAACACACAAAAGAGAAGTAGACTGGAAACGTGTGCTGCGTTCTATAGTAGGCAACAAAAAAGCAAATAAACGTAAAACTCTTATGAGAAGAGATAGACGTCTTCCTTTTGCAAACTGGATTAAAGGCACTACTAAAGACCGTGTACTTGAACTAGGAGTGGTATCCGATGTATCAGGCTCTGTTTGTAATGAAGCACTACATTCTTTGTGGGGAGAAATCATAAACATATGCAAAGTGTACAACACTCCTGTAACAATGGTACAAGTGGATACACAACCATCAAAACCACAAGAACTTTCTAAAGGTGTAAAAACTGTAGAAAGAAAAGCATGCGGAGGTACATACTTATCTCCCGCCATAGAAAAATTTAAAGAATACAAAGTTAATTATGATGCCCTTGTTATTACAACAGATGGCTATCTATTTGATGAAGATATTACGCCTTTTCAAGAACTTAACATACCTATTGTATGGTTAATAGAACCAAACGGTCAGCTTATGAGCCAAATGAACAATGGGAAAATGAAAGGTATTAAACTAAAAGAGTAAACATTATGAACATTCAAGAAGTTAAAGAGCTAATCGCAGCAGCTGACATATGTGGACATGTGCCTCTTATCAAAGGTGTGCACGGTTTAGGTAAATCAGAATCAGCACACCAGTATGCAAAAGAAAACAACATGCATTTTGAACCTCTTATCCTTTCTTTAATGGATACAGGTGACATGCTAGGTTTGCCAGTAACTAGGGAAGTCAATGGTGTAATGTCTACGCAGTGGGCAGCACCTAGTTGGTATATCAATATCGTACAGGCAGCATGGCCTGCAGAACTAGATATTAGCAAACTAGAATTTACAGACAAAGACTTTCAAGAAAAAGCACTAAGAGTTATTTCTAATCACAAACCTGTAACAACTAAGGTGCTAAATGATTACTACTGTAAATACTACAATGTTCCTAACGATAGACTACAACTATTACGTCAAAACAAAGTAACTTACAAAGATAGCAAACGTTCGGTACTTTTTCTTGACGAGTTTAACCGTGCACCTGCAGACATCCTAAACGCTTCTCTACAGCTTATCTTAGACCACCGGCTACATACGCATGAATTGCCTATCGTAAACGGTCAGGAGACGCTTGTAGTAGCTGCTGTAAACCCTGCTGATGGTGATTACACCGTACAAGAGTTTGACCCAGCATTACTAGATCGTTTTGTAGATTGCGAAGTAACACCAGACTTTAAGTCTTGGCTTGCATGGGCTAAACAAAATAACATAAACCAAATGGTTGTAGACTTTTTAGTAGATAACCAGTCTAAGTTTCATTTTAGTCCTAAAGATGGATCTAAAGGTACTTCTCCTCGTTCTTGGACAAGACTTGCTACATACATCGATAACCTAAATTCTACACCAAAAGATATTATGCCACATTACTTAAAGGGCACTATTGGATCTAGTACTGCCGCACAGTTTATTATGTTTTATAATAACTATGGCAGCGGATTAACTATTAAACTACTAGAAAAGATGATTAAAGAGGAAATCACTAAACACAAAAAGACAAACCCAGAAGAAATTGCCGAGGCTGTTAAGCCCGCTGTAGAAAAACTAGAGGCAATTAGGATGATAGAATTTGCAGAAACTTTCGTAGAAAGTTATTTTGCAAAAACTACTACTAAAAATACGCTAGTGCCTATTTCTTATTTGTATGCACTTCCTGTAGAATGCCTAGCTTCTGTGTTAAAAAGTCTGCAAACAAGTAACCCTAAAGCATATGCTAACCTAGCTTTAGCAGACAAAACACATAACAACAAAAAACTATTTATGAAATTAGTATCACATCTTAAGGCATAACATGAACGTAAAACTAATTGGATACACCCAACCAGCTGAAGGTTTAGACGAAGAATTAAACATGGAAAGTGTACAAGACTTAATCGCTTTCTGTGCACGCGTGTCTAATCCATCTAACCAAATCAATATGGAGACTACAGAAAAATTGCTTAACTACCTAGCAAAGCATAAACACTGGTCTCCTTTTGAAATGGCATCAGCTACATTAGAAATTGATACTACACGAGACATTGCACGACAAATGCTACGACATCGTTCGTTTGCATTCCAAGAGTTTTCACAACGATACGCAGATCCCGCAGACTTTGGTGACCAGTTTATTATTCGTGAAGCACGACTACAAGACACCAAGAACCGTCAGAACAGTATTGACGTAGAAGACGACAAACTCCAGCTAGAATGGGAACGTGAGCAAAAACGTGTCATCTGGATGGCTAAACAAGTATATGAATGGGCTATTAAAAATGGAATCGCTAAAGAGCAAGCTAGAGCTGTATTACCTGAAGGTAACACAAAAAGTCGTTTGTACATGCAGGGTAGCATACGTTCGTGGATTCATTTTATTGAACTCCGTTCGGGCAACGGTACGCAGAAAGAACATATCGAAGTAGCACTAGCCTGTGCGGAAGCTATTGCTTCCATTTTTCCTTTGGTACATGAGTATGTATCAAAAGATTAATATGGTTAGGGATTAGCTGTTGTAGTATAATTAGGGTTCACTTATAACCTATGGACTCTAATTATCTATGGCCAGACGTAAAGAAAGAAAATCCCTTCTTAGTGACAACCACTTAACTATGCACGAAATCCAACCAATGACTGAAAATCAGTCAATCTTCTTCCAGAACTACGAATCTGACAAATCACAAGTATTATTAGGCTACCCAGGAACCGGTAAAACTTTTATGGCTATGAATAAAGCCCTAGAAGAACTTAACGACCCTACGTCGCCTTATAAACGCATTGTAATTGTACGATCTGCAGTTCCTACAAGAGATGTTGGTTTTCTTCCAGGTACACTAGCAGAAAAGTCAGCAGTATATGAATTGCCTTATCAATCTATATGCACTGAACTATTTGGTAGAAGTGACGCTTACGAAATAATGAAGAAGCATAGAACTATTGAGTTTATGACTACTTCTTTTATTAGAGGTATAACACTAGACAGGACTATAGTAATAGTTGATGAATTTCAAAACATGACATCACATGAAGCAGACTCTATTATAACTAGGGTAGGCGACTATAGTAAGATTATATTCTGTGGCGATATACTACAAAGAGATTTAAACAGAAACTCCGAACGCAACATAGAAATATTTTTAAAAGTCCTTAGAAAAATGGATGATGTTTTTGACTTCACCTATTTTGATGAAGACGATATTGTTAGAAGCGGACTTGTCGCTAGCTATATTAGAGCTAAGCACAAAGAGTACCCAGACGGGTATTAACTTTTAACATATATCTACAAAACAAAGCCACTTTTTAGTGGCTTTTTTATTACGTAAATTTTAAATAAAAAGGTAAAATTATGACTAAAACTACAGTTACAACTACAACTACAATTAATAGCGCACCATCAAAAAATAAATGGACTTACGAAGAAGACCAAGTACTTAAAGCAGTAATTGCAAAAAAAGGTACAATAAAAGATGCAGCTAAAAAACTAAACCGTACTGAAAAAGCTATCAGTATGAGAGCTTATGTACTTAGAAATAGCGTTAATTCAGGAAATTTTTACTTTGCTTCAAAAGCTAAAGGAAGACGTAAGACTACTAAAACAGTTCCAGCACGTCATACAGCAAAAGTAACCACTTTAAATTGTCCTGTACCTACAGTGAATCAGGCAGCACCTGATATGCGTTCTGTAAACCTAGCAGCTTATGCGGTAACAACAGCTTCTATTGCTGTATTAGTAAGTCTATTACTCTAGTATGGATATTACTAAAGCAGAACTAGTGTCAAAAGAAAGACATTATATACTTGATGTACCACATGAAGAAATACCAGACTCTAATTCTTTATCCGGCAAAGACGTACAAATACTATTTGAAAATAAATACAAAAAAATAGCACGTTCTGTAGAATGGAGAGAAGACTTTTGGAGAATACATTTCTTTATGTAACTACAAAATAAGTCCTTGTAGCTCAGTGGTTAGAGCACTCCGCTCATAACGGATAGGTCATTGGTTCAAATCCATTCAGGGACACCATATTGCATCTGTAGATCAATTGGATAGATCATCTGCCTTCTAAGCAGAGGGTTGCAGGTTCGAGTCCTGCCAGATGCGCCAACTAACTAAACTAGTAAAAAGCTTAACGTTAGCGACCGTAATAAAAATAAAATGACTAAATTACAGCTATTAAAAAACGCAAAAAACTACAAATCAGACTGTAAAGCATATTACTCTCAATATCTAGAACTGCAGTCTGAGGGTTTAGTACAATGGTCTCTAGGGATGGCATTCTTAACCGAGAAAGGTGAATGGGAAATCACTAGATTGGAGATGACAGATGATTACGTATAGCACAAACTTTATGGGCCCTATAAGCACACAGTGGTTCGTAGAACGAGGATTGACGAAGAAAGTCAAAAGAGTTCACCGCTCTAGTATTATTGCTGAAAAGTTTGGTGCGAAAGTCGGTGATGAGTATGAAATAGATGAACTGACCGAAAACTATGCTGGTGGTCGTATTGACATTCGTGATGATAGCAAAGAAGGTTATGACGGTTGGAATGAGTATGCTGTAAAGATTATGCACGGTGAAGATTGGAATGCATTGTCCGAGTACCTAGATGGCTTAGAAACAGAAACGTTAGTAAGTTATGACGAACTTATTAAACAGTTTGAAAACCAGTATGGTAAGAACATAAGATGGGCAGAGTAATGAAACAAATAACTGATGCTGAATACGAACTATTCCAGCAACTACAAACTATCTGGAAGCACGCAGTACCAGAACAATCAGGTCAATACTTCATCTGCGGGTCAGGTGGTGAAAAAGACGAACATGGTTTACCTGAAGTTATTATGGTTTGTCCTAGTGCAGGATTAAACTATTTTAAAGCATACAAGAGACTAAAAAATGGAAACAGCGCTAATATGCCTAGCTCTAAATATGTACCATGAAGCTAGGGGTGAACCTCTTGCAGGAAGAATAGCAGTAACACAAGTAGTTCTTAATCGTACCAAATCACAGCAGTTCCCTAACACTGTTTGTGAAGTAGTAAAACAAGCTAGGTACCGTAACAACACACTTATACTTCACCAATGCCAGTTTTCTTGGTATTGCGATGGAAAGAGTGATAAGCCCACAGACCAAATAGAATGGGAAAAAGCTTTAAATCTTAGTACTTTTATACTACTAAACAATGTACCAGACATAACGGAAGGAGGGTTGTATTACCACGCTACGTCTGTTAATCCCTACTGGGCAGAACATTACACACCAGTAGTAACAATAAATAATCACATTTTTTACCATTAAAGGAAAACAACATGAAACTAATTAAATTCGAAGCACCTTGGTGCGGACCTTGCAAAATGCTATCTAAAACTATGGAAACTATCGAAATCCCTTTCGAAGTAGAAGTAATTAACATTGATGAAACACCTGAACTAGCTATGAAGTATAGCGTCAGGGGAGTCCCTACAGTTATCTTACTAGATGACAATGGCGACGTAAAAACTACCCATGTAGGTGCTCTAACAAAAGAGCTATTTATTGAAAAATTCTTATAACTAACAGCAAAATAAGAGAGAGCTACAATGCATTTAGATTGTTTAGGACATCCAATTAGAGTAGGTGATACAGTACTTACAGCAAGGTATTGTAGAGCTGGTTTTGATACTACCACTAAAGTACTAAAAGTAAACAAAAGCACTATTGTTTTAGCTATAGATAGATATACCTACGACTATTCTTTAGGGGACTATGTTAAAGAATCACACAGTATTAAACGGTTTCCTTACCAAATGGTAGTAATAGACAAACAATTACAACATAACCAAGAAGAATTTCCGGAGTATATGCTATGAGCATGCTAGCCCAGACTAAAGACCTTCTACAAAAAGAAGGAGCTTTTACTGGAGAACAAAACAAATACCTACAAAACGTAATAGAAGCTATTAGTTTTCCTACAATCGACCCTAGAATGAAATCAGTTGTAGCAGTAGCCCAAATTACTGCTTTTGCTAGTCAGTTTAGACGTAATATTAAATTATGGGATGAGCATACAGAAGTACCTATTAATGCTATCTCATTTGTTATTACAGGCTCTGGCGCAGGTAAAGATTCTTCTGTAAAAGCAGCACGTAAATGCTTTAAAAGTGGTTACGCATTACTAGAAGAAGTTGCGCACAAAAAAGCAATCACCCTAGCTATAGAAGAAGCTAAAGCAGAAGACCAGCCTAACCCTTCAGATGAAGCAATCTACAGATGTTACTTAAAACCAGTACCACCAGTAGATATTATGCCAACTACAGGTCCTGGTCTTATTCAACACATTAACGACATCGGTGATATCGGTATCGGTTCAGGTTTTATGTACTCCGGCGAGTTCTCTGATGAGCTAGCGTACAACCAAGACATGGTAGAAAACATTAAAACTCTATCGGAAATCTACGACACTGGTGACAAAGAAGTAAAATACACCAAGTCTATAGAGTACCGCTCTAAAGCTATTACTGGTCAACCAGTTTCTGCTTTGTTTGTTGGTTCTCCAGGTCATATTCTTTATGACGAAGGCACTAAGAAAAAATTTAACATTGCATTTATGTCAAAACTAGCTCGTCGTAGCTGGTTCTGCTATGCACCTGATAAAATTGAAGAAGAAGTTTTTGACGACCTAGAAGCTTTCTGGGAGTACGAAGAAAACATCGAAAACGAGTCTAAACATGCCCGTGTAGGTATGGATATGACAAGTCATGCTATTGCACAGCACCACCTAGACAAACTAGGGCAAGATATTGAAGTATCTAAGGACGTAGAGCGCCTGTATAAGACGTACAAGCGTTATAATAACGACGTGGCTGATATGTTGCCTAACCAGGAATCTACGTATGCGTTGATCCGTAGGCACCTACAATGGAAAGCATTGAAGCTAGCCGGTGCGTTTGCTGTAATGGACAAAGCTGATGAAATCACCCCAACTTACTTTATTGAAGCTATTCGTTTTTGCGAAACGCTAGATAAAGACATGGAAGAGTTCGAGCGTGACCTTAACAAGTCCCCTCATGAGTTACTAGTTGACTTCTTCCATACAAAAACACTAGTTGATGGTACATCAGAAATTAGTACCCATGACCTTAAAAAGCAAGGCTTTATGAACAACGTTTCTAAACCTAAGCTTAGAGAAATGGTGTCACTATGTGCAGGCTATGACAAAGACTCTGTCTACTCTATTATTAATGATGGTTCAGCTATTCATTACGAACCTATTATTAAAACAGATGTAATTAACGTTACGTACAAAGAGATTGACTGTTCAGCTCTTAATGATGCTATTGCAACAGGTGATTACGATAAAGTACGACAAACAAAGCACAACATCGCATCTACAACTAACTATGGTTTTGAATCTGCAGACACTACGTTTGCTGATCTACCTTTAATGCTAGAGCACGACTATGCATTTTCTCCTTTCCGTTTTAAAGACGGCGTAAGAAGGAAAGAAAATCTAGAGTCAGGCACTAAATGGGTAGTACTAGATATAGATGATTCACCATTGTCTGCTGAAGAAGCACACATGATGATTGGAGATATCAATCACCACATTGCTCTTACCAGTGACAATAATAATCAATTTAAATTTAGAGTGTTACTAGAACTAGATTCTGAAGTGCATCTTAATTCTATTGCTTGGAAACATTTCTATCTTAAGATTGCAGATGATTTAGGCTTAAAAGCAGATCCACTGCCGCAAGCACAAATATTCTATTCATATGGTGGTAGAGATATCTATAGTAATACAGATTCTAGCCCTATAGAAACTCGTGATTACTTGATGTATGCAAAAGACATGGCATCAGATAGAGAAACACAAAACAAAATTATGTCTACTGCACAAAAACGTGCACAGCTTAATGATCCTACAACTACTTTTGAATATGCATTTGAAGCTAGGTACGGTGAAGGTTCTCGTAATATGTATCGCATGATGAGACACGCACAGGACCTAGGTGCAAGCCAAGAAGAAGTTATACAGCTACTCGAAGACGTAAACAATTATTGGGAATCACCAATGAATGAGGAACGTCTAGATAAACTTAAGGATCAAGGCCAAAGACTTTTCTAACAGGAAAATAATATGATTCAACAAGAATACAAAAACAACGTAAAAGAAGTAAGCTCACAAGTAAAGACTACAGGCTTCAATATTGAAGTAAATGAGTCTATGTTTCAAATGCTTACATCTAATATCTACAATGACCCAATGCTAGCAGTTATACGTGAGTGGTCTACAAACGCTTGTGACGCCTGCATAGCAGCAAATAAGCCAGTAGACTTCTTTGTACACTTGCCTACCCCAGAAAATCCTACGTTCTACGTAAGAGACTATGGTACAGGCCTAGCACCAGAAAACATTGAAGGATTGTTTAGTAATCTAGGTGCATCTACAAAACGAGACTCTAACGACTTTAATGGTACATTAGGTATCGGTCGTATGGCAGGTCTTGCAGTAGCTGATGCATTTACTGTTGAATCATATTATGAAGGAACTCATTATTCTTACGTAATTAGTATGCAGAATGGTATTCCTGTAACATTACATATGGGAAATACTGTTACACAAGAAAGCAACGGTCTTAAACTTTCTATAGCAGTAAGTAGAGATGATATTTTTAAATATGAAGAAAAAGCAGTAGAGCTTTATAAGTATTTTGACCATAAACCTACTACTAATAAAACAGATCTTAACTTTGATTTAGAAGTAAGTAGTGTTTCATCCGATGAATGGTATATAAAAAAATCAACTAGTAGGTATAACAGAGATAACTACGTAGTAATGTCTCAAATTGCATATAAAATAGGAACAAACTCCGCAATTGAAGATCATGGATTTTCTAACGCAGTTATAAAAGCACCGCCAGGAGCTGTAACATTTAACCCTGGCAGAGAATCTCTTTCTTTAGATAAAAAAACTATTGAATATGTAAATAAAAAATTCAACCAAATTAAAGAAGAGTATACGCATGAAGCTATACTTGCTATGGCAGCAACAGAAAATGATATAAAGCTGTATGAAAAATACCAAGAACTTGTAGATAAAGCTCCTCATGGGATTGGTAAAGACTTATGTATAGAAGCATTTGCATCTAAAGCGTATACATCTTTATTTATGGAACAGAACCCTAGCTTTTATTTCTATAATGGAAATAAATTTCAACGGTTACAAGAAAATACAGCTTTTTATAGTTACACAAACAGTACTATAACTGGTTATTACAAAGAGCCAAATCATGTAAAAACAAAATCATTATCAAATATAGTAGTAGGAACATCAAAATTTTTTTCTGCTTCACATGTAATAGTAGATGTAAAATCAAACTATATAGAAGCATTAAAGCATGCCTATGAAAACAAACCTATGGTTAAATGGCAAAGATACGACAAAAACACTGATTTACTAGTTGCAGTACAAACAGCTAAAGATTTCTTAAGCGAAATGGGTATATCATATGTTTTAGCTTCTACTTTATTAGAAGTTTATGAAAAAGAAGCACCTAAAGAAGAAAAAAAAGTTAGGCTAGCAGAAAATACTTATATCTCTAGTGTAGACAAAGCAGGTAATGTATATAATTCTGCTTATACATCTAAAGAAGAAATAGAGACTGGTACATTTCTATATTTAAAACTTAGCAATACTACACCAGTAATAAAAAATACCTCATTAAGTTTTTATGACTACATTAATATTTACACTTTGCTTAAAAGTGTCTGCAAAGACACAGTAATACCTAAAATAAAAGGTGTAGCTAAAAAATACCAACATGTAGTAAACGACTTAGATAATTGGATAGATTTTGAAACTTATATAGAAGAAAAAGTAAAAAATACTACTATAAGAGTTCCATCACCTGTTGTATTACCTAGGGTAAGCGCTACGTATATTAATAGCGAAACCTGTAAAGATTTTCCTGTAGCTGTACAAGATTATTATACAGAAATTAGAGACTATAGAGAATTTATGAACTCAGACCAGTTTGTCAGAGACTACACGCTAATAGAGCTATTTAAAACTTTTGGAGGTTCTACAATTAACTATCAACCTACAAAAGATGTAGATATGGAGTACTTAGAGACAGTGTATGGAAAGACAATGCTATTAATGCACGAACCTTATTCGTTAGAACAACTTCCGGATACGTTTTTACTAGATATAGCAAAGTTAGAGGAAAATTATGCAATACATAAAACTTAGTAACGATTCTTTTGCTATTGCAACTAGTCAAGGAATGTACACATTAACTCGTCAGTCTTTTAATTTTAATAAGCTGCAAAGGTTGTTAAAAGAAGAAACAGACGAAGAAGCAGTACTGGAATTGCTGCAGCCTGTAGATACAAAAGAAGGAGTATACGAGCTCTTTCTTACTGCACTAGATATACTGTATTACATACATTACGTAGGAACAAATACAGAAGTAAAAATTTTATCTGATAGCTCTCCAGATTCTCCTGATTGTATTGTTACTCCTAAAGTCCATAAACTTTTAGGAGTATACACAAGTAAACAAGATATGATAGAAGACTGGCCAGAATATTTATTATAGGAATAGATATGACACAAAAAAATTATTTTGCCTACAATGTAGGTAAAGACATAACAAAAAACGCTTTTAGAATCGGCGCTTCACAAGTAAGTAAATTTTTCGATAGTACTGCAAATTGGTACCGAGAGCACCTACTTGGCGAAGAAGGATTTATAGGAAATACGGCATCACACCTAGGTACTGTAGTACACGCAGGTATTGAGATGTTTGTAGAGACAGGAGAAGTAGACTATCAAGCTATTGAAGACTACGTACTGTCTATAGAAAATCCAGAAGTAGATCAACAGCACATACTATCTCAGTATGGACCCATGCTAGATGTAGCTCTGCCTTTTGTAATGCAAAATATGCCAGACAAAGTAGAAGAATTTGTCTTTCATGAAATACTTCCAGGAATTGGTGCTGGAGGCTCTATTGATGCCTTACGCGGCAATTCTATTATGGATTGGAAAACTACATCTGCAAAAACTTTACCCACTAAATTTACTCGTAGTTACTGGTTTCAGCAAATGACGTATGCGTGGGTCTTAAAACAGCAAGGCCGCACAATAGACTACATAAAACTAGTGTATATTAGTAAGAATGAGACGGGCAGAGTAAGTGAAAAAACAGGCAAACCCCTAAAAGACTATCCGTCACAGATTAGCGTAGTCACAGAAGAAGTAACAGAGGAAGGACTAGATCTTATAGGGTCTTGTCTAAAACTTATTGCAGAATCTGTACATACATGGAATGAAAACGAAGAATTAAGACACTTACTTGCACAAGATATGCGTCTTAAAGCTAAACCTAAACCTGTATTGTTTATAAAGGAGTAAACTATGAACTTAAACCTTGATACACCTGAAGATATTATTAAATATTTAGACTTTTCACGTAATAAAGGCCAACTAGAGGCTGTAGTTACGACTTTAGTGCCGCATGTTGCAGTACCAAAACAAGACATTGAAGCTTACATATACTTTTGCTCCTCTGCTTCACACCCTGCTGAATACATTGCAGAAGAAGAAGAATTTGTACGAGACCCTGTACAAGAAGTAGCAAAGAAAAAAGGTTCTTCTAATGCTTCACCGCTTCTTGCCGTGAAAACAAAAAAACGTAACCAAGAAAAGGATAAATATCCAAATCTTAATAATCGTTGGGAAAAGAAAGAACTGGTAAGACTAAAAAACTTAATTAACGCTGGCGAAGATCTAGATGTAATAGCAAACAGGCTACAACGATCACCTAAATCAGTAACAACAAAAGCGTGGCATGAATTTAGTATTACATTTGCTACAACTACAAACGAATGGAAATACAAACCCCGATAGGAGTATATAATGGCAGTAAAAATCTTAATATCAGCAGAAGCCAACTCAGGCAAAACAACGCTGACAAAAAACTTAGAAAATTCTTTAGTTGTAAGTCACGACGGTAAACGTTACCCGTTTCCTGTCCCTCATGTACTTGTACCTGGTTTCGATAATGTTCAAGAACTTATTGATACTACGATACAAAAAATTGAAGCATACAACGAAAAATTTAATGCATACCCAGATACTATCGTATTCGACTCTGTATCTAAAATATTTGACACTATTCATGCTAACTGTAATGAAAAATACAAAGGTTTTGTTATTTACAGTGAACTAGACAAAGAGATTGTAGCATTTACATCTTTTATCGAGAACTCACTGATTGCAAGTAACATGAACGTTGTTCTTATTTCTCACGCATTGTATGACAGCGATACAGCTAAATACAATCTAGTGGGTAAAGGTTCTTTTGCAAAACGTGGTGGTTTCTTAGCAGAAGTAGATGAAGCTATATTTATTGAAGTTAAAAGCAATAAAAGAACAGTACATCTTCGATCTACTAAACTACCTGCACGTTCTCTGCAAGAAGACTTGCCAGACAATGTAGTAGTTGATGACTTCAACTTACAACAACACATTGAACACTTGGCAAAAAATGCAAGCACTGTCGACGACTTTGCTCTGTAAAAACTAGGGGGAATAGTCCCCCGCATTTATTATTAAACAACAAAAGGAAATAACACTGTGAAATTAACGGTATCCAAAAAACAAGACGCTATCAAAGACGGTGGCAACGGCGGCAGCTTAATCAATAAATCTGGTATTTATGATGTTGTCTTAAACTACGTACAAATTGCTGAAACCAAAAATGGTGCATATCAGCTTAACTTTAACGTAACTAATGAAGGCATGAGCCAAACTATTTGGGGTCCAATCCTCTTAAATAAAGACGGTCGTGTTAACGAAATCACCCAAGGCTTGCTAAATCGCTTATGCATTATTGCAGGCATGGATGATGGTCAAGACATCGAAACAGAAACTCAAGAGTTTCCAGTAGGTCGTGACCAAAAAATGACTGAAATGGAAATTATCCCTGAGCTAATGGACATTCCAGTAAAAATGCGTGTGCAAATGGAATATTCTTTGTATAATGATGCATTGCAAGAAAGAAAAGCAATAAAAGCATTCTATCGCGAAGATGGAGCAACTGCTGCCGAAGCCGAAAGCGGTGAAAACATCGGTAGTCGTTTAGCTACAGATCAAGAGAAGTATGCGGACAACGTTACTTACAAAGATGGCCTAACTGAAGAAGCCGTAGCGGAGCTTATCAAAGAAAAAATTGATGCAGCAAAGTCAGGATCTTCTGCACCAGCAGCAAAGCCTAAAGCTACACAAGCAAAACGCCCTTTGTTTGGTAAGTAATAAAATACTAACTTAAACGTAAGGAGCCCAGCATGGCTAAGATAAGTGACAGCGCAATGGTTAAGCTGTGTAACAAGTTCTCTTTAGATGTATCTAAAATAGCAGAACAGATAAAGAAAGATTATCCAGGTTACATAGTAAGACCTAACCGCATCGCCAAAAGAATCAACTCGCTGCGTACCAAAGGTAAGCTACCGTTAGATTCTGGAAACTACGTAAGTAGTGGCGAAGTCCTTAAAGGATCATCTACATTATACGACGATGAAGGCAATGTTAAACTTCAGTGGGTAAAAACAGATATAGATAAACAAACTGCGATAGATAATATCAAAGAATGGATAGATACGTGTGTTGAAAACCTGCCTAAGTTTAAAAAGAAAAACTACGAAGTGTCTAACACATCTAGTGACTTACTTGCTATTTATCCTCTTGGCGACCCTCATGTAGGGATGAAAGCGTATAAAGATGAAGCTGGTGACAATTGGGATTTAAACACCGCACAAGAAGTATTTTGTGGGGTGTTTGACAGGCTTGTAAAGACAGCTCCTCATTGCAAAGAGGCAATCATTGTTAATCTAGGTGACTACTTTCATAGAGATAACGTAGCTGGCGTAACAGAGCGCAGTGGACATAAACTGGACTCTGACGGCAACTACCTCATGATGGTAGACACTGGCATAAAGATTATGATTCAAATGATTAATTCCGCACTTGAGCATCACGAAGTGGTCAAAGTAATTACTATTATAGGTAATCACGATGATACTGGAGCTATGTTCTTGCAAGCAGCGTTAAAACATATGTATGCAAACGAACCACGAGTAAATATTGAGTGTACTGCTTCAGTATTCCAGTATTTCCAACATGGTAAGTGCTTCTTTGGAGTACATCATGGACACACTTGTAAAGCAGACAAGCTACCACTAGTTATGGCAACAGATAGACCAAAAGAGTGGGGAAATTCCTCATTCCGTTACTGGCTAACTGGGCATATCCATCATGACAGCAAAAAAGAATACTCTGGATGTTCCGTGGAATCATTCAGGACTCTCGCAGCTAAAGATGCTTATGCATATAACGGTGGCTATAGAGCTGGACAAGACAGTAAAGCCTTGGTAATACACAAAGAGTTTGGTGAAATTGAAAGACACACTATCAATATAGCCCAAGTACTACCATAAGTTTTAACTTCCCTGTGTAAAGCCCTCTTATGAGGGCTTTTTACATTATACTAATAATAATAATAATAATAATAATAAATCGGAACTTCTTAAATGAACCTAACTGAAGAACAACAAAACGTAGTAAATTACATTGAAAACATCACAGAGCCAGAACTAGTGCTTATAGACTCTGTTGCAGGCAGCGGCAAGACTACGTTACTTACAGCTATAGCAAAAGAAGCCCCATTACCAAACAGCCTGTACCTTGCTTACAATAAAGCTATTGCAACTAGTTCCAAGAAAAAATTTCCTTCATACGTAGATTGTCGTACTACACATTCTCTTGCGTATGGAAAAGTAGTGCACCCTAAAGACTTAAATGTAGGTTTTTTTGGTCCTAAAATGGTTAAAGAAAAAATGCCATTCTCTAATAAAGTAATGTTAGCAGAAGACATTAGAGAATTTTGCTTATCTTCTTATCTTACTTACGAAGAATATGCAGAAGCAAACAACAGAGTAAACACTGCAATGGCTAAGCGCTATCTAGGGCTAATGGGCAGTGGAGCAATTGAATGTACTCATGACTTCTATCTAAAAGAGTTTCATAAAGACCTTGCAAGTGGTAGCATCAAACTAAAACCTTATGGTGTAGTTATGCTAGACGAAGCAGGAGATCTAAACGAAGTCACACTAGAAATATTTAAACTACTACCTGCAAGTATTAAAATTGCAGTTGGTGACCCTTACCAAAACATATACTCTTTTAACTACACTATTAACTGTTTTGATAGGTTAAAAGACCAAGGTACTACCTTCAAACTGTCTAAGTCTTTTCGTGTGCCAACACACATTGCTTCGGCAGTACAAAACTTCTGTCAAAACTACTTAAATCCTGACATGGAGTTTGAAGGTATCGAAAGCGACAAGACGGATATTAAAACTAGGGGTTATATCTCTAGGACAAATGCTGGTCTGATCAATAAGATTATAGAACTTAATGATGACAATACCCCTTATGGGCTAGTAAGAAAAGCTAATATCATATTTAATACGCCTCTTATGGTATCGTCCCTTAAATACCAAGGCAAAGTTACAGACACTGCCTATCTACATCTGCAAGAAGATGTTAATGACTGGTTTGAAAACAAAGATGGTATTAAAACTAGTAATCCAAACATGTTAAACTATTTGCGTAAAAAGTATGATGAAGATATCCAGTTAGTGCAGGCTATTAATTTAGTGATTAAGCACGGAAAAAATGGTATTTTTAATGCGTACTACAAAGCTAAAAACCATGAAAACAAAAAACATGCTTTTACGCTACTTACAGCACATTCTTCTAAAGGTCTAGAATTTGACGAAGTAACTTTTGCTCCTGATATGAATACTTCAGTAGAAAAAATTATAGAAGATATAACAAGAGGACAGATTACAGGTGACAGTGATATTTCTGATCTAACCGTACAAGAAAGAGAATCTTTAAACCTTTACTACGTAGCGGCTACAAGAGCTCTAGTGAGGCTTAATAACGCAGCTTATTTATAGGTAATTACCAATGGAAACAATAGAGCCTATCCAAGTATCTTATAAACATACTAATGATGCTAAAACCGCTAAGGCCTGGCTAGATAGTCTACCAGATCTTTTTGCTGCTGACTTTGAAGCAGCTATTAGGTATACTAAAAAAGATATAGAAGAAGCTAAAGCTATTGTTGAAGATGAAAGCATACCTAAAATAGAAAGAATAGAAGCTAGTTCAATAGCAACTGCTACAGCATTAGGTCATCCTTACCACTGTACCATTACACATTGCAGTATTGCGTACACGGAAAAAGACGCTTATGTCTTTATTATCGATGCACAACCTATAGCAGATGTTGTTCTTAACTTTCTAACATCTACTGTAAGAACGCAAGTATGGCATAATTACAGCTATGATGGCAGGCTAATAAGGTATTACGCAGACAAAGACGCTATTAATGTTGAAGATAGCCAAATATTTGCAAAAACTCTAATAAACCATGTAGATACTTTTAAAGCTAAAACAAGACTAAAAGATTTAATGGGGGAGTTCTACGGAGACTGGGCAATATCTGCTGATAACTTTACATTAGAACAGCAATATGAAGAACATGTACTGCATTATGCAGCTATAGACGCATGCGCAACGTTTAAACTATGGGAATACCTAAATGATTTCGCAAAAGAAAACAAAATACAGTCCGCATGACCAGTTACCGGCACCAGAACCTAAAACAATAGAGTATGACGTAGATCACTTCTACAAAAACACTGCTAGATACCTAGTTAAAGACACTGTGCGGGTTATGGACAACGGTTTAGCCATTGACTTGAACAAAGTTATTGAGCTAGAAGAAGTACTCGTAGAACAGCTTACAGAGGTAGATAAAGAACTAGCGTCTAATAAGTATATCGAACAGTATTTAAACCAACGCTATGCTACGCAAATAAAAGAGTATAAAAAAGACCGTAAATCTAAAATGCGTAATGCAGACTACTATTTAAAGGAATTTAAACCTTTTGATATGATGCATAGAAGTTACTTTATGGAAGAGTACGCAAGTGCTAAAGGCTGGAGTAAGCCCGAAGAAAAGCTTCCTACTGGTGTTAGTAAATGGCCTGCAAACCTTGTTAAAAAGTATGCAGCTACTAATAGGCTATTAAAATCTTTACTAGATAAGACTATACCACTAAATACACCAGCAGCTGTTAAAGCTATGGAAAAACTAGCCAAAGACAAAGCTGATATGTACAATCAAAAGTACTTGGATCAGGTAAAGTCTCCTGATGTAAAATATCCAGTATTTAATCCGGCTTCTTCTACACAAAAACAAGAATTGTTTAAGATGCTAGGCTTTGTGTCACAAAAAGTTTCTAAAAAAACAGGTTTACCTTCCTGGGACAGAGACGAAATAGAAAATATTAATAAATCTACTAGAGATGAGGATATAAAATCTTTTACTCAAAGTTTTATAGACCATTCTTTTGCTGCGATAGTAAAAAACAACTTTATTGCTGCTTTTTACAAATACACAGTACAAGGCAGATTATACGGCCAGTACAAACTTTTAGGTGCTAAAACAGGACGTTACACAAGCAGTAACCCTAACATGTTAAACATGCCTTCAACTAAATCTAGGTTTGCTAAACCTGTTAAAAAATGTTTTGTAGCACCAGAAGGTAAAATCATACTAGCTGCAGATTACAGTGCTTTGGAAGACAGAGTAATTGCATCTTTATCTAGGGATGTTAACAAATGTGATATATTCTTAAAGAATCTTGATGGTCATTCACTAAATGCACTAGGCTATTTTCTGCCAAGAATTGAAAACCTTATGGATATCACAGGAGATACACCTACTGACGCTATTAATTTTAAAAAACTAGTGGACAGTGGTGATTCCGTAGCAGATGCAATTAGACAAGAATCTAAAGGTCCTACCTTTGGCTTGGCGTATGGTGCTTACCCACCTAAAATTGCTGCTACTCTAAAAATATCTTTAGAAGAAGCACAAGAAATCTTTGATAATTATCACAATGTACTGTATCCTGGTATAACAGATTATAGACAAAACTACGTACTACCTACCGCAAAAACACAAGGTCAATTACATCTAGGATTAGGGTTTACCCTAAAAACAGACGACCCTGAAAAAGATATACGTACGCTAGCTAACGCTACATGCCAGTTTTGGTCTATACTCACAGCATTAGTAATAAATAAAATGCATGTACTTATCGATCAGATAGGATACCAAGAAGACGTAAAAGTAATATCAACTATATATGATTCAATATATTTTGAAGTTACAAACGACCCTAAAATAATTAAATGGGTTAACGATAATCTCATAGCTACTATGCTAGTAGATTTTATGGAAGATCAGACAGTTGTAAATGAAGCAGAAAGCGACATAGGTTTTAACTGGGCAGAAATGCTTACTATACCTAATAATGCTACTGTTGAATGTATTGAAGACACTTTAAAGAAACTACAAGAATTGTAGAATTTATTCTAAAGAGCAGGGTGCCTTCCTACCTTTTTAGCCTTTCCGGTGGGGTGTGCTCGCTAATCACCGGACTTAATTTACCTGGTGGTAACTTAGCAAGGGGGGAGACCTCCTATTAGCCTTACTAATGGGGTGCTAGATAAACATTAGACGAGCAAGGTTCATAATACCTATTCCGCCTTCCCAGTGGGGTGCTCAATAATCACTGGGACTAATTTAGGAGCTATACCATTAAAATAGAATTACCAATTTACTGGACACAAGAGTTCAAGACTAAAAACGACAAAACCGTTTTAGTAGGTATGAACTGGTACCGTAATGCGTTTTACCACGCACAAAACAAAATGAAAAAAGACTTCCAAGAACTAGTATATAAACAGCTAGGTGACGAAGTTATTAGTGATCAATTTACCTTAGATATAGGTATATATTACAAAAACGCTTCTTGCGATGGTGCTAACATAGCAGCACTAATAGAAAAATTTACCCTAGATGCGCTTCAAGAGAACAAAACTGTGGTTAACGACAACGTTAAATACCATGTAGGTAGTTCCTGGAAAATATTAGGGCAAGATAAAAATAATCCGAGATGCGAAATCTCGATAACAAAAAAATTAACAGAGGAGACTTTAAGTGCTTGATTTTGCAAAAGAGCTACTTAAGAAACATTATTGTAAGCCCAATGAATCTATTCATGAAGCTTTTAAACGAGCTAGTGACTGCTACGCTACTGACCAAGAGCAAAGTGAACGAATACAAGACTATCTTAAGAAAGAATGGTTTATGTTTAGTTCGCCTATTCTAAGTAACGCACCAGCAAAAGGTGAAAAAACTAAAGGCTTGCCTATTAGTTGTTTTTTAACCTATGTACCAGACTCTATCAAAGGTCTATGCGATCATACTACTGAAGAACGATACTTATCGGTCAAAGGTGGTGGCGTAGGCGGACACTGGTCTGATGTAAGATCTATCTCTGATAAGACCCCAGGCGTTAATGGCTTTTTGCATACCGTCGATGCAGATATGGTGGCCTATCGTCAAGGTAAAACTCGTAGAGGCAGCTATGCTGCATACTTGGATGTTAGTCATCCAGAGATCATCGAGTTTATTAAAATGCGTACTCCTACTGGAGATCTTAACCGTAAGAACCTAAACCTTCATCACGGTGTAAATATTACTGACGCTTTTCTTGAAGCAGTCAATGATGATTTAGAATGGTCTCTAATAGATACACATAATGGGGAAGTAGTAGAAACTGTACGTGCTCGTCATATATGGGAAGAGATTTTAACAACTCGATTCCGTACTGGCGAACCATACATTAACTACCTAGACGAAGCAAATCGCAAAATGCACCCAGCGTTACAGAACCTAGGTCTTAAGATCCACGGCAGTAACCTGTGTAACGAAATCCATTTACCAACAAACAAAGATCGTTCAGCAGTATGCTGTTTATCATCTGTCAACCTAGCTAAGTTTGACGAATGGAAAGACAATCCTGTGTTTATTGGTGACCTTATCGAATTGTTAGACAATGTTTTACAGTTCTTTATTGACCATGCTCCAGACGCTTTAGAAAAAACACGATACTCCGCTATCCGTGAACGTTCTTTAGGCCTAGGTGCTATGGGTTTCCATGACTATTTAATGCAGCACTCTATTCCTTTTGAAAGTAGTTTAGCAATATCTATTAACAAAAAGATGTTTAGCAGTATTAAAAAGCAAGCAATAGCGAAGACTAAGGAACTAGCTGTGCTACGTGGCGAAGCTCCAGACGCTGTAGGTTACGGTGTACGAAACACTCATTTATTAGCTATTGCCCCCAACGCAAATAGCTCAATTATCTTAGGTGTTAGCCCATCTATCGAACCAAGAGCATCTAACTGCTACACCCACAAAACACGAGTTGGCAGCTTCTTAGTCAAAAACCCTTCACTAATCGCTGTACTAGATACATATAATCGAAATACAGAAGATACGTGGAAATCTATCATGAAAAGTGATGGCTCTGTACAGCACTTAGACTTTTTATCTGCAGAAGAAAAAGACGTATTTAAAACTGCGTTCGAGATTGACCAAAACTGGGTAGTCGAAATGGCTCGTAGCCGTCAAGAATACCTATGCCAAGGACAATCTGTTAATATCTTTTTCCCTGCCGGTGCTACTAAAGGCTATGTAAATGCTGTGCACAGACGTGCTTTTAGACCTGCTGATGATGTAGGTGAACCACTGAAAGGTGTGTATTACTTACGTACAGAAGCAAGTAAAAAGACTGAAAAGATTAACGTTAAAGTAGAGCGTAATGCTCTTAAAGATGGCGTACAAGGCTCTTTAGACGCCTGTATCGCATGTGAGGGATAAGATTATGTTACAAGAATTAAGCAGAACGTATAAGCCATTACGATATCCACAAGCTGAAGAGTATCGCCTTCAGTCTGAAGACATCCATTGGGTTGTAAAAGAAGTCGAAATGAGTAAAGATTTAGAAGATTATAAATCTGCTTCCCCAGAGGAAAAAGAATTTATTAAAAACATTTTATCTATCTTTACACAATCAGACTTTAATGTTGCCGCAAACTATTTGCCTTTAATCAATAAGATTAAAAACAATGAAGTACGTGGCATGCTGACTAGTTTTATGGCGCGTGAGTTTATCCACCAAGAAGGTTACGCACACCTTAACGAATCTTTAGGTTTTCCAGATAGTTACTACTCTGATTTTTTAAAACATCAAGAAACCTTAGAAAAAGACTCTTACATGGCAACTACCACGTTTGAAAGCTTCGGCTTAAAACTGGCTAAAGGTATTCTGCTTGAAGGTGTTAGCCTCTTTGGTGCTTTTGTATTACTTAAGAACTATGAGCGAGTAGGAAAGTACCTAGGTACCTGTACAATTAATGAGTGGTCTTTACGTGATGAATCTCTTCACGTTGAAGGCAACGCATGGCTGTTTCGTACCTGGTGCCAAGAAAACCCGAAAGAAGTGAATGACTCTTTTAAAAAGCACATTTACACGATGGCTCGTGAAATTGTAGAACTTGAAAAAAAGTTTATTGACTTTGCATACGGTGACTATCAACCTCCTAAGTTAGACAAAGAAGATGTAAAAAAGTATATCGAGTTTATAACCGATAGACGTTTATTACAACTAGGCCTTAAGCCGAATTTTGGTTGTTCTACTAATCCACTACCCTGGATGGATGAATTAAACAACGGAAGTTCGCATGCCAACTTCTTCGAAAAACGTGTAACTGATTACGCAGTTGCAGGGATGGAAGGTGATTTTACTTACTAAAGTAAACCACAACAGGTAAAGAAGGGGGCATTAGCCTCCTTTTTTGTCTACTTTAGCGGAGAGCTGTAATGACTAACAAATTCCATACAAGAGCTAATTTAAGTCAAGCGTTGTACAGTATTATACAACAACACTATACAAGTATGGCTGCTCAAGAACAGATCATACCAAACACACTACCAGGCTTTGTATCAGAGGCTACACATCTTATGTGCTATGAACTAGCTGGTATAATAAACGATAACCTCTATGACATTAATAGATGGGAAAATATAAAAACATACTGTGACGAAGTATTAACAGTAATTAACGAAGCAACCAAACAATCAACAAAAACAAAGGAAGAATAACATGTCAGATTTAGCAATTTTTGAATTACCAAAAGAACCAACCCGTATTTGGGATTTATCAGTACCTGTAGTAACAAAAGGCAACGTTACGCAAGCATTTTTATCCAGTGCTATCGAAGATCCTAGCGAATACAATGAGCTATGCTACTTACTGCGTACAGCAGAAGAAGGTACTACAGTAATGCTTCACTTAAATACCCCTGGAGGTATTATCGATTCAGCATTCATGATTGCCGATGCAATTATCAACTCAAAAGCACAAGTAGTGGCTAGGTTATCTGGTACTGTAGCGTCTGCAGGTACTATTATAGCTATGGCTTGTGATGATGTAGAAACTAGTGCTCATTTATCTTTCATGATTCACAACTACTCCGGTGGTATGGCAGGTAAAGGTCATGAAATGAAAGCTAGGCAGAAGTTTACTGATGACCACTTGAATGACGCTTTTAAAGACTTTTATGCAGGATTCTTAAACGAAGAAGAAATGGATAAAGTAATTGAAGGTACAGACCTTTGGATGGGCACAGCAGAAGTAGCCGAACGTTGGGAACAGCGTAAAATCTATTTACAAGGGGAATAGTATGAATCCAGAAGATTCACAATCAATACTACAAGAGTTTTTAAATCCTCTTACAGATATGACAAAAGGAGAGGACATAGAACTAATGCCTTCTACAGATGAAACAAAGTACTTTAATACCCGAGACTTGATTATGCGGCACATTGACGGTTTACTGCGTCAGCCTAAACTTAGTTCTGGCCAAGTAGAGCTCCTAAAAGCTCTTCTAAGCACTATTAAAGTATAGGAGGACGTAATGGACCCTATAGAAGGTATTGTACAGTTTAACCTTGATAGAGGCCTTGTAGACTTTTGTCCTAAGGCAGAGTGTAAAATGCTGTTTGAAGAACTCCAAGAGTTCATTACAGCAGCTGCGCAACATGACACACCTGAGATGGTTGACGCTTTATGTGATGCTGTTGTAGTAGCAGTTGGAGGGCTTAGTAAACTAGGCTACGCTCCTGACACGGCCCTACAAGAGACTGTAAAAGAGATAAGAAGCCGTAATGGCTCTTTTAATAGTGATACAGGCAAGTGGGAAAAAGATCGCAACCAAGATCCGTCTACCCTATATAAAGCAGATTACACAAAAGCTAAGAGGTGATCTATGGAATTTTTAATAATAGGTATAGTGTCTGCCTTAAACTTGATAGTTATTGTACACAAGTTTAAAAAAGGCAGAGTAGAAGATGGTATATTTGATTCTATTCTATTTGGGTTAATGGCTACAATGTTTGCAGGATCTTACGGAGGTATGGTAGTTGCAATGGTAGCATCATTGATTATTTCAATATACTTATGGGCTAGTCCACCTAAGTTTTTTAAATCTTTTATAAAAAGTGAAGATGTCCAGTCTGTACTAAAAGATATAAAATCTACTGTACCTACTAGTAACACTAAACATAAAAACATTAAGGACCTAAATTTTGATTAAGTCTATCTTCCAGGCTATCGGAATTGTTTTTGTGTGTGTGCTGTTAGTAGTACTAACTATTGCTACAATGTACTTAAGTTACATACTAGGCATAGGCTTCATGCTTATATGCCTAGTAGGTATTACTTATTACTTGCTAAGACTATTTAGTCCCAAAAACATCCATACCTAAGTTTATAAGTGGGGGCATAGCTACAGTTGTTATTATATCAACAGGTGTGTATATTGGTGTTAATCCAAACACACCGTACTCATCCCCCGCTTTAATTAGCAAAGATTGATCTTGAATCATTTCTAGATCTAACCCAATACCTGCTCCGGCTAGCGTTATGGCAGTCCTGACGGCATGCTGACTACCTGCCTGAGTAATTACATGCTGTATACGTTTTACGTATTTAGTAAACATCAACACACCAATCCTATTTAAATACTCCTCGCCTCTGCTGTTAGGTAAGTTATAATTAACAAAAGAGTTTAAAAGTTGCGTGTGTCTGCTTGTTTTAGCTGTAGCCAAAAATTGCTCTCTTTCTGCTTTACCTAGTACCCTTCTTCTATCTGCTTTACCCATCCTATTTATCTGCTTTCTATATGCTAAAGGCAGGTCTCTTTTCCCATCCGCTTGTTGTTCTTCAATTATTTTTTGCTTTCTATTCATTACATCTCTAGCAATTAAATCAGACATTTGTAACACTTCTTGATTTACTTTATACCATGCAGTCTCTTTACTTAAGTAAAGCCACTGTAAAGGAGTTTTAATTAAAGAAGGCACCTTACCTAACAACTTGTCCATTCCATCGCTAATCTTATTAGTATCACCCAGCTTATACATATTTACATCTTCTATTACAGCTTGGTACATTCCTAAATCAAACAACTCTTTAATATCACTTTCTGACATTTCTTTTTCTATACGTTTAATTTCATTACGTAGGCGAGTAGCCTTATCGTTATAGTCACTAATTTCTTCATTATTTTTAAATCTAGTAGTGCTGTACTCTGCCACCAAAGCGTTTAGTTCTACCTTTTTAGCTTCTACTTGTTTTTGTTTTTTCATAAATTTACGAACGTCTTTAAAGCTATTAGCATAAGCTCCAACAATTTCTGTTAAACCCATTCCTGTATTTAAGGCATACAAAACATTAGAAATTATGTTTACTATTAGTATCACAGGCATCTTAAGAAGTATGTTACCTTTAGCTACCTTAACAAGATCTACAAAGTAAGCTTCAAAAATATTTATAATACGTTTAATAGTACTAGGTAACTTGTTTACTCCATAAGCATCTGTAAATCTGGCATGCGAGTAGCCAAAATATTGGTCCATCAACATACTAGGGATAGGTAAGCTTTTATCTTCCCTGCTGTTAATAAACCTTTGAAAGGAACTAGGTAGCTGATTAAACAGTTTACGCATTTCTGGATCTGAAGATTCCGCACTTATTAGGCTATACTCCATTAAGTTATTTTTGCTGTTAGGATTATCGTAAACATCTCGTAGGTTTTGTTTAATAAGCTTTAACGCATTGTCATTTTGTTTTTCTCTAGCAACTTTGTCTATTAATGTACCTGAAGTCTTTGAAAGTACATCGACTATACTTTTATTTTGCTTTAAAAACTTATTTTTATCTTGTTTGTTCATCATGTTTCGGTAATCTACTACATTACCTAGGGCGTCTAAAACAGGTACAGATCCTTTTGGTATATCTTTAAAAGACTTACCGTTATAAAGTTCTTCATTTATGCGTATTGCTTTAGCATTTAACTGGTTTCTATCAGCTTCAAACCACGCTTGTGCATGTTTTTTAGAATCTTGAAATTGTGCATACCTTGCTTCTCTTAGAGTCATACCACGACTACCAGGATTTCCTAGACCTACAACACCACTTTGTCTTTCAGGCCTGCTATAGGTATCACTAATGTAAAACCCTATAGGTTCTGCACCTGATATATCGTTACCATCAAACACTGATGCTAGCTTAAATCCTTGCTTTTCAAGCTCTTCTTGCTCTGATACTAAAGCGTATTTAGTCTCTATGCCATCATCAAACAACTGCTTTATGTAGCCTTCTATCATGTGCGATGAATCATTTTTAAACAGTGCCTTTTCTGAGCCTTGTTTAAACGCTTCATATAGATTAACTACAGTCCTTACACCAGATTCTTCATTATTAATAAGGTCTACTACTAGTTGCTTGCTAAGGCCTTTTTGTTCTTCTAAAGCACTTAAAGAAGCCATTTCTTCTATTAACGCTTCTAATTCTTTATTTGTAGGTAAAATGTCGCTAGTCAAATATCCTTTTGCTATATTTCTACTACTAGTATTTTGTGCTTCATGTCCTTCACCCGTGACCATAAACTCGCCTAATCCTTTAGCTTGTGCTACTAGCCAATTACCTCTTTTAGGATCTAGTTTTTTTATTCTTTTCTCTAGACGGTTTATTGCTTTAACTCTATACGCATGATCACCTATTAGTTTACTTACCTGATCAGTTGAATAACCCTTACCGTAGTTTTTGTTTTTATCAAACAGACTACTGGCATTTGACTCTAATAGTATTTCTGTTAAAGCTATCTTTTGAGGGTCGTTAAGCTCCTTACTAAACGCGTTTGTTATAGCTGTAGCTACGTTACCTACATGAGTGTTTCTGTATAAATCAATGTTATTAGTTTTTAAACCTAGGAGTTCTACAGGTCCTGATATCTCTTCTGTTACTTTAGGAAGAATACTTCTAACAATTTCTCTTATAGAGTTATCTGGCTTAATACCGTAACCAGTAAAAAAAGCTCCTGCAGCATCTCGGTAGTAGTTGTTGTATATAGCCTTAGCAAAAAACTTACTAAAGAAAAGAACCTTCTGTATATGGTTCATATTTTGCGGTATTTCTACTTTATTTTCTGTATCAAATACTTTTGATGCTGCACCATCTAGGAACTCTTCAATTCTGCCGTCTGTACGGTCTATTAAATCGCTTACTTGTGTAAGTAAGTTAGGATTGTCAGTCAGTTCTTTATCTGCAGTATTGTTTATTTCCGCTAACTTAAACGCTAAAGTATGTACTTCTTTTCTAAGGCTTTCGTTTTTGTTTTTAAAAGTATAGTTACCCATAACTGCATTTATTACGTCTGAAAAGAATGTTTTAATGGCCTCAAACATACCTGTTTTTGTTTTATCTTTTAGTTTTACCCCTTCAAGTAGCCCCATAAACCCGGGATTAGTTAAAGAGTACGCTATAAACTCATCATTAGACGTTTCGCTATTAAATATGTAATCGTATCTGTCTTTAGCTTCCTTTGACGTTAGAGCAGGCTCTGCACGTTTTATGTCTTGCCATGTGATGTTTTTACGTGCCTGTGCCATCAAAAAGTTAAGGCGCTCTTTTAACGACGTAGCCTCTCTGCCTTCACTTCTAAGAGCCCAAGCTGTCATTGTATGTACAGTTTCATGCATATACACTTCAGCGTTGCTCATATTAGAGCTAGTGAGTTTACTGGTGTTTAACAACATATGCTCTTTGTCTATATCAACCCATCCAGCAGCATGTTCTTGATTTTCATTAATAAAAATATTCATTCTTCTAAAGAAATGCTCATGCATGTTATCTAGTAAGCTGTTATACCAATAATACATCTTGTCAGTAGTAGGTTTACCTCCTATAGCGTGTAGATCTGCTAGCATATTCTTCATATCTTCTACACTACCATGTACGTAATTTTTCTTTAGGCTGCTTTTTTCATACCTAAAAGTTCCCTCATCAAACTGCTCGCTCGATTTTAAGATGTCCTCTGCACTAGCATCACTTTCTACAATTTTTCTCATACTAGCTAAATGACTGTTGGCACTCGTAGCTAGCTCTTCTCTACGCAGCTCTCTACTGACCCCTGAAGTAGTGCTGGCTATAACGGACCCAATACTTTTAAACTGAGGTATATACATTTTTATTTGACGTTCTTTAGATGCCCTAGATTCGTTTCTATCTAAATCAAAAGTATAAGTCTGTATATTTTCTTTACCTTTCCTAGTAACTTTAAGTTCTATTACTTCTATATTATTGGCATCTTTAGTTACTAAAGCGGACTTAACTACGTAATCAGCTCTTTCAGTACCTTCAGTAGGGCGTTTGCTTACAGCAGCCTTAAACACTTGCCCTAGCTGTTGCTTAGCTAGAACAGTACTTACGTCGTTAGTAAGCTCTGCTCGTGCAAACTCGTCTAACGCTGTAAAATCTTTTTCATTTAACAATTTAAGGGCTTTTTTATTTCTAGCTATAGACTCAGATAGTACTTCACCTTCTTTAGTGACTAGCATAGTTTTTTCTAGCTTTTCAGCTCTTGTTATACTAGCCTTAAAGGCTTTTTCTACTGTATTTATATCACAAACCATTATTTACACCCTTCAATTTTTTCTAATGCACTAACTAGGCTATCTACGTCCGAGACACTAGATAACTCATCTACAATCTTACTCTGTACTGATGATTTTACCATAGATAACCCATCAATTACTTTATTAATAGCTTCAACTACTGTTTTATTTGTTATTTTTGTTTTTCTATTGTTGTAGTATGCTATTAACTTATCAGCTTTTTCAGGGTTTTGAATAATATCCTCTATAACATTATCTGCGTTTACATTATCTACACCTAAACGTTTATTTAGTTCTTTAAGCAGGGCCCTAGGAGCGGCCTCAAACACTTTTTTTAGTTCTGCAGCTTTTTCTGCAGACCTATCTACAGGTACGTCTAATTTAACGGCTTTGTACATATTCTTAAGCGCGTTTTTGTAGCTAAGATCAGCAGAAGTCATACCTTTTTGGTACACCGCTCCAGGTGTTCCAACTAGATTTCCGTAGTAAGCACCTTCCATTAAACCATTTTCCCCATACCATAATTCCCTAGCTTTTTTAATGCCGGAAATTTCGGTTTTTAGGTTGCCTAATACACTTTTAGCCAAAGCAGGAAATGCTTCTTTAACCTTAGGGTCTGCGGCTTTTAGTCCTAATGCTGTAACTTTTTCAAAATCTTTACTAAAGGTCGTACTACTTATTGTTTTTTCTAACCTATTTGCAAACTCCTGCAGCGCCTCTGCTAGTACATAGTTTTTCTTGCTGTTAATATCGCTAGGGTTACCTTCAGAGTTAATGGTTTCCATACCTTTTTGGTAAGCAAACCCTGCGTTGTCAGACTGGTTTAAAGGAGCAATTATTGCATCGTGTATTAAAGTTAAAGCACGTAACTGCAAATCGTTCATCATTAAGCTTATCTCAGCGCCATCAATAGCATGAAACGGTAATACAGAACCAGAACTTATTGCTTCTTCTAGGTACCTAACTAAAGGCGTTACAGTCCTAGTTTTAGTATTTTTGCCTTCTCCAAGCATAGTCTGTGGTTTTTTACGGCTTAGCTCAATCTCATTAGGAGATCTAGTGGACGTAGTGACTACAGCTATGACTGCTTTTTTCTCTTTAGCACCGGTAAGCGGGCCTACAAGGTATGGAAAGTCGTCCCATAACTCTTCTAGTACTTTTGCATGATCTTCTAAAGTAACTACGTTATTAGGGTTTCTTTTTTGAATATCCTTAAGCTTGTCTACACGTTTTTTATCAAAAATACGAAATGCTACTTTAAACCCATCGTTAATAGCGTTTTGTACTTTAATAAAAGGCTTAAAGTTTGTTTCAAAAACAGTTTTTACGGCTTCTCCGTATGTAGCACTTACAGTAAACTCTAACAGCTGCTCTAAATTTCTAGCAGTATTAGTGCCTTTACGTGTTTGCGAAATAACCAATGGTACTTTAAGTTTAATATCTTTTAGTCTAAAGTCTTTTAGGGCTTGCTGGAGCTCTAATATATTTTTTATCTTTTTATCGCTTTTTGGGTATAAAAACTCTCCTCCTGCTGCCAGTAACTTTTCCGCTGTTTCTTTTGCAGTTAAGTCATTTTCAAAATCACTAGTCGCAATACCTTTTGCTATATCTTTAGCAACAGAAATACTTAAGTTTTTGACTATTCTTCCTACGCTAGCACTGTAGTTGAATATCATAAACGGGTCTTTAAATAACGCACGTAATTTTTTGTCTATACTACTAGCAACACCTGAAGATCCAATAGTTTCACCTCCAGGGAGTAACTGTTTAATAGCTTCAAAGACTTTACTTCCAGACCTGCCTTCACCTCTTGATACCGTCAAAGAAGTACTGCCCGACGTTACTTCTTCATTAACTAGGGTGATAGTGTCCGTAGCCATATTCTCATATGAATCTAAAAATCCTATCTCTCCTTTTTTTCCTGCAGCTAAAATATCCGCTGCAGACATACCTTGTGAAGGGTCAAATGGAATACCATCCCCTTTAAAACTAGACTGCAGTAGTACATCTTGATACGATTTAGTAATAATACCTACTCGGGCAAAATGAGAATGCATATCATCAAGTATAGGCATCTGTTGTATTTTATTGGCAAAACCACTAGTTAATGAGTCAAACTCTAACGACAGTGCAGAAGTAACTTTACCATTACCAGTAAGGGCATCTTGTACTTTTTCTAAAAAATCTAGTGCTTGTAATGCGTGGGAAAGATGTTCCGCTTCAAGTTCATACTCAATACCTTTCATATCAGCAGGATCTGCATCACTGCTACTGTCTGTATTAGCGTCACCAGTAACTTCGGTATTTAAGGTTTCAATTGTAAACTTGCCTGTAGACATAATAGACTTTTTAGCTTCTGCTATTTCTGCTTTATTCATACTAAGCACAGCATTACCATAGTCTATAATATCTTTAACATCCATCTTATCTACGCCCTTACCTAGGGCTTGTCCTAGAGCTAATCTCACAGTAAAGCTTTGATCTGCGTCCAAGGGGTCACTTACACCTTCTACGTTAAACTCTAAACCACCTTCTGTATTTGTATTTACATCATAAGTAAGTCTATGCAGTTTAGGTACGATAAAAAATCTATGCAGTTTATCTGTTTGAGGTTGTGTAGTATTTGAATCTAGCATAAACCTATTGTTACTTGCATAAAAGTAAGGATAGTGCATAGATGGATCTAAGTTACCTACTCTATCCATTTTTTCTCTAAGTAATCTAAGCTCATCAATGCTTTTTTCTATGTCTCTATTTTTAGCTTCTTGTACTTCTTTCTCATCGTAAAACAGGCTATCAAATTTATCACTTGTTAAATCAATAAAGCCTAGTAACGTTTTGATGTTGCTTTCATCTGCATCTACTGCTTCTAAGAACTCGTCAACAAGGTTAACATCGATACCATACTCGGTTTCCATAGCAAGCTTCATAGTCTCTTTAGCTTCCTCAGGAACAGTTATACCTGCTATATCGTTACGAACCTCACTAACAGCTTTGTTGATACGATCTTTTGTAAGAGGAGAAAAAGAAGGCTCTTTACGCTCTGTAGTAGCCTCAGGAAACCCTTTTACTGCTCCTTCGTACTTTTCTACAAAAGCAGTTACTTCTTCTGTAAGAGCGTTATTAGTAAAGTTACCCTGACGTACCGGTCTATCTTTCAGATGAATAAAGAAAGTTTTAGTTTCAATTTCTCTAACTTCTCCATCTTTAAATAACCTAGCTATGTCATTTGAACTAGGGCTAGTACTGTCCAATATTCCTTGTTCTTGTGCTATTAATACTGCCATGTTGCCAAGGTCAGCAAGTAATGCCTCGTACTCTGCTGAAGATGTAGTGCTGTTTTTCTTTTTAGACAGACCAAGTTGCTTTAAGGTAGCTTTGCCCAAAGAGTTAGCTACAGTTTTAAGAAGTGCTCCGTTATCCCTAGCAAAATCACGCATTTCTTTAGTTACTTCATGTGGCTGGAGGCCTAGCATGGTAGCTATATCTTCGTCAGACTTATAACCTCTAGACACCTTTGCTTTATCATTAGCAGCCATTTCGCCTATAGCTAGGTACATAGCAGCTAAAACTTCTTTGTTAGGTTTGCCTTTGTTGTTAAACACTAAACCTCTAGCAGGGGAGTTATGCAAAAACAAGTTACCAGGTAAGAATTTACCATTTACTCTTATATCAGTTTGGTCTGATAGCTCTGCTTCACTAACTTTTGCTAAACTTTTATCTGCTGCAGTTACAAATTTATTTGCTGCTGTTTTTATGGCGTAAGGTAAGTTATCAAAAGATAGAGAATTAAGCACAGTAGTTTTGTCTGCTTTTACAAGCTTACCTGCATCCTGAACTACTTTTCTTGTACCTAAGAATATATGTTCATTACCGTAGAATATAGTACCTCTACCTTTATTAGCGGCTTCATATCCTTCTATTGCTTTATCAGACAAAGGATCCCTAGATAGTTTTACTACAACTTCACCAGTCTTGGATTTTAAAAATAGTATCTCATACAGATCTTTTTTGTTTTTAGAAAAGGACTTCTCACCTAGTATACTGTTAATAACCGATTTACTTGTATTGCCTATACTTTCTAATAACCTACTAACAGCTTTTTCTTTTTTATCAAAAGAAAGGTCTTGATCTATTATACCTTGCCAATCTTTTAAAGCTTGCTTACCTGCTTTTCCTTTTTCCTCTTGAGCTTCAATGTACTTGGTTACACCGGCCTCTAGCGCTTTATCTTTAAATGCGATTGGGTCTGGATCTGTAGCTCCAAGAACTGCTTCTGCTTCATTTTTTACATCGTCTATAAAACGACGTTCTAAAAAAGATGTTAGCCTATCACTTTTACTACTAAAGCTGTTGTCTTTTACTGTATCGAATAAAGTAGAATACTCTTTTTTAGCAGCAGCTTTGGCTTCATCAGTAAGGGCTTCGCCTGTAACAGAGTCGATAGATGTCTCTATAGATCTATAAAGAGTCACCAATGCCTCTTTGTTATCCTCACGAAACTGCGCAGCAGTATTGCTTTTCTCTAGTTTTTCTTTGTAATTACGTAAAGCTTTTTTATTATCCGCAGTTTCTTTAATTAAGATATGGCGAGACTTATCTTTTAGAATAGCGTAACCTTTATCCTTTATTTTTTTAAGCAACGCTTCTTTACCTAGTGCTACTTCTTTGGTAAGTTTTCCTTGAACTAGGTCAGAGTCTAGTACAATAGTTGCTCCTGCTTCCATAGCAGCCACTAAGGAAGCTTCACCTTCTACACCTAAGTCAGGAACTTTAAAACCTTTTTTAATACTTTTAGTACCTACACTATTTATAAGTACTACGTCATCAGCAGAAAACTCTTCATTATTTATTAAAAAACTATTAGATTTATAATAGTCACCTTTAAGAGCCCATTTAGCTGTAGTATCTTTTCCTAATATTACTTTGTTTACTTCAGATACTTTTTTGTTTAGGTCATTAAGAACTTTACTAACGCTACTTAAGTAACTGGTGTCTGCTTTACGTGCAGTTTTACTGCGTCCTTCTTTTACAGGTATAGTAATACTTCCAGACATAACAGAAATATCATCAGTTTTAAAACTAGCATTGCTGCTGATAGTCTGCATTTCTCTTTTTATATCTTTTAAGTATACAGATTTCCTAGCTATTAAATCTTTAGCACCCTTAATGTTAGGTACCATTTTACCGTTTTTAAACTCGACAGTAATTAGATAAGGGTCATCATACTTTTTAGTCTTATTATTGTACTTGTTGTACTCAGTTTTGACATATTGGGTTTTTTTAGACGTTAACGGTTTTTTATTTAAATCTGCTGCTACCCTTTTAGCTTCTTCTATACCTCTATTTAAAGATGTAACTGAAGCGCTAACAGAACTATTAATCCTAGATAAAGCTACCATTTCACTGTTTATAGCTTTTTTGTTGGGATTAGAGCTTTCTAGTAGCCCTTTAAGCCTAGATATCCTAGCTGCGTAGCCAGTACTTCCTTTAGTAGCTTCATCTTCGACCGTAGTATAACTTTTTACTAAACTGTCATAACGCTCTACACTTACATTGTTACGGGTAGCGAAGCTTTTCATTGTAGTAGTAAATGCTTCATCGTAAGACCTGCCACTACCTAGTAGTGTATTAACTATGCGCTCCGCGTCTACACTACGAGTGTAATCTGTGTATTCCTTTTGCTCTTCATCAAGGTTAGGAGCTGACCCTAATACATTTCCACTTGTAGTAGTGCTATTTTCTACCGCAGTAAAATTCTCTATACTATTATTTCTAACAAAATCTTGAATAACATCATAAGTCTCTTCTAATGTCTGACTTGTTTTTCCGGTAAGTGCAGACTCTAAAGCAACTAATTCAGGAGCAACCGAATTTGGCTCTATAGAACTATTGCTGTAACTTCCTGATTTAAACGTTGATACTATGCTATCAAAAGCTTTTTCTGCGGTAACATCATTACCGTCACCTAACACTTTTCCTAAATCTGTAATTGCGCTTTTAACGTTAGCAGGGACAGAATTAATAGTGTCTGCTTTAGTCTTTTCTTCTAGAGACTGTCGTATCGACTTACGAACTATTTTACCTGTAAGTTGGGTATTTTTGTTTTCACGAACAAACTGTTCAAGTCCGTCTAAAATTCTGTTGTATACAGCTTCTCCAGCCTCTTTTTGTTCTTTAGGTGAAGAGTCAATAACGTATTTAGTAGCGTTAATTTCATCTATATCATCTAGTAAAGCACCTACATTGTTTGCGGTAACCCCTTCTTTAGCAGTAGTATTTGCCACTCTAGTTAATAAAGCTTTGTAAGCATTTTTGTCTGATACTATAGTATCTTCTGATAACGTTTCGTTAACGTCAGTATTAGGCAGTGTGCCTGGTACATTACCTTTAGCGGTGTTGCCAGTAATAGGCTGATTACCTTGCCCAAACATACCAAACCCAGTACGTAAAGAACCTACAGCCTCAAACTGCCCAGCACCACCTGCACCTAGTAAAGCAGCAATACCTGCTTCTGTTGTGTTTCTCTCATCTGTAATAAAGTCAGTAAACGTTTCAACATCTTTAAATAGTTCTGTACCAAACCTAGTGTTAAATAGCTCCATCATTGTTTGTGAGTATTCTTGAGCAGCTTCTACTGTGGCTAATGCACCTGACTTAATTACTCCTTTACCCATCATAAGAGTAGCATTTGCAAATTGTTTATTGGTTAGGTCTTTTATAGCAGGGGCTATAGAGGTAAGGATCCCTGGATTCTTTATTATATTTATATTAACAAATTTATCTAGGTTCTGATTAAGCAGTTGTACACCTAAACTTCTTGCAAAGTAACTAGCTTTATCCTCACTATTTAATTCATTCCCATTATTATTCTTTACAAACTGTTCGTACTGATTGTTTACGTTACCTATAGCTGCTGTTAATTGTCCAGACTGGCTTACTAAAAGACTTTTAGCTCCATCTGTACTAGCCAGAGCTTTTAATTTTTCTGCTCTGCCTTGTCCCTTGGTGATTTTATTAGTATTTACAGCTTCTTCAATACTTTTAACAGTTTTACTATATTTTGTACCTGCACCTAGCAGGTTTAAAAACTTACCTGGACTAATCCAAGCTAAAAGAGCACCTAGGCTAGTCCCAAGCAATTCTGGGGTAGTGTAAATTTCTCCTAGTGCGCTAAACGCAGCACCTACTTTGTCTATCGTAGATGCTTCTTTATCTACCAATACGTCGTAGTAACCACCAACACTTTCGACGGTTTCTTGTAGATTTTTTGGGTCATAACCAAAGAAACTGTTTACAGCAGAAGCTTTACTTTCTTGGTCACCAAGGTCATAAAGCCCTGTAAAGTCACCTAAAGCATCTAAAGGATTTACCGCTAGTTCAGACACAAAAGTAGCGCCAAAGCCTGAAAAAGCATTGCCAACTCTGTTTATGGCCTCTACAACCTTGTTTGTTTCCATAGTAGGTTCATAGTAACTAGGTTGCTTAAGGTCTGAAGCGTCTGTACTTTCTACAGGTTCAGCACCTCCTCCTTTAACTATTGCCATAGCTTTATTAAAACCAGCAATGACTTTTTCTTTATCTACTTTTTCAATATCATACGACTGGTTAGCCAAAGATTCTCTATTTATGTAGTACTCACTAGAGCCACTACCAAACAGTGCATCTTTTTCTTCTTTGGTTATTGTACGAATACCTTGAGGAGAGTTATAATCGTATAGACCATCTTTTCTGCCTCTAATAACTCTGTTATTAAAGTTATTTAAATTTGTGTGGTTTAAGCTTTCAAAAGCCTGTGCGGCGTATTTTTGAAGGTTGTCATCATACCTTTTATCATTTACATCAACACCAGCGGTACCTGAGCTCCACCCTTGTTCTTTTCCTGCTCTGATTAAGCCTTCTTCTTCCGCTTTCCCAGGAATGTAACGATAGTCAGATGAATTAAACCTGCCAGAAGATAAGCCAAGCTTTACAGGATCGTAGTTTTCTGGAGTAAAAGCCTGCGCAGGATCTATTGCTTTGCCTTCTTCTTTTACACCGTACATATAAGATCTACGGTCATTTCGACTAGAGTCTGGTAAAGAATACCCTTCCCTAACTAAGTCATTTAAAAACCCCATTTCATCTTTAGACCAGTCTTCAGAAATACCCCAAATCTTGTTCCCATTATTTTCTATGTACCCATCACCTAGGTCCGTGTAAGTACTAGAATCAAGAGACTCAGAGGCATAACTACGCTCTGATAGATTTGCAATTTTTTCTTCTTTGCTCTTAGAAATACGGGAGAGTTTATCGGTAAATGACATTAAAAAATCCTTAGTAGGTAATCTACAGGTATTATAACACAAAAACCCCCTAGTTCCATATAGAGACTAAGGGGTTTAGCAAACAGCAAATTTAGTTACCTAATATTACCGGACGCTAAAGACTGTGCACGAGTAGGAGGACCAACAATAGGACTAGCATTAGAAGTCCTACGGACTAGTGCAGGTATCTCAAAAGTGGCCTCTTGCTGACGGGCTGTTCTAGCCGCTGCTTGTGCCGGAGTAGGAGGTCCGTAAGTATTACCCCCCTTAGCCCCTGTTCTATTAAACGCTCTATTACGACTAGCAGTATTTAGTTTAGCCCGTAACCCACCAATAAAACTACTAATAGCCGCAGGATTTTTAAAACCGTTATAAAGGCCCATAAAACCGTTAAATGCTTTACGACCCCCATATACGTTCATAATGGGAGTACTCAGAACTAATGCTTGTTCCTCTTCTGTAGGAAGTGTAAGTTCATATCTACTTCCATCAGCGAAAACAGGATCAATATTACCTGATTGTACATCAGCTACTATTTTTTCAATTCTGTCTTTAGTTAATGGCTGTTCAGTACCATATGTCATGTTTAAAGCATCTATATTTTCTTTAACTGATAAATCTGTACTTCCGGCAACATTGGCAAACTCGTATAGATTAGCTAAAGCGTCTCTATCAGAATTAGGTCTGATGCTTAAATCACTTAAAGTTGTAAGATTATTAGGTTTTGTCGGTTTTACGTTTGAAAGTATCTGTTTAAGCTCTAAAGCGTTAACTACAGCAGTATCAGGATTTTTTCCTTGTTGTACTGCTTCTTGGCGTGTTTTAGTGATTTCCGCTGGAGTAAGAACTGCCTCCCTGTTTTTAGGAGTAGGTAAAGAAGCATCCACAGTAGATGAACCACTATCAGTAGATTCTGAAGTTGTAGGCACTCTTATAGGAAATCCTAGTGCTTGAGGCATTAAGTCTCTTAAACCACCAGTAAACGCAGCCCTATTAGTGTTTACGTAATCAGGTGCAGCTACTACCTCAGGCATAAAACTATCAACAAGCTCTTCACGAGTAAGCTCACCGTTTGAATTTTCTAGTTTTTGTATGCCTTTAGCAAAAGATGTAAAAGCATCCGAGCTGCCTTTCGGACTCTTAAAAAAGCCTACTGAAACAAAGTCTTTTAAAGAATTTTTTGCAATAGATGGGTTTACGCCTGCGTTTACAGCGTCTTTATACATGTTTAAAAGTGTAATATCATCAAGAGGACCTGCATCAATTTCTTCTGCAATGTAATTACTTACATCTAGTTCACTTGTTTTTTTATCTCCAAATTTATTTTCTTTTGATTTATTAGCATTCCATACTTTAAAAGATATATCTGCAAGCTTATTAGCTTGCGTTTGTTGAGCCTTTTGCGCAGCAACAGCTAGTTTTGTCAAATTTGCCGTACTTTCATACCCCATAGACAATTTATCAGCAGTAGTACTGGCTACTTGAGGAGATACCCCTTTAGAAAGTAAATCGTTATAGATTCTAATATTTTCATTTTCACGATACACAGGCTTATTTGATACTACGTAGTTATCAAACTCTTTATTAAAATTAGCTAGTTGCTCATTAAAACTGGTATAGTCTTCTTTTGATATTTCACCGTTTTTGTAGTAATCCTGAATAGCTGCTAACGGATCTTCAGGCAAGTCTGCTTGAGTAGGAGAAAAATCTTCTCCATCATCTCCAAACATGCCGCGTATTGCCTTTAATTCATTACTATTGTTAATCTGATTAATAAAGAAGTTGTTTGCAAGAGTTTTTGCACCTTCAGCTCTACCTTGTTCAAGAATAGTTTTAAGCTCAATGTCATTATCTATTGCTGCATTTGCCGCACTTTTTCTGTCAAACATGCTCAGGTTACTAAGTGCTGCTCTTTCTGCTTGTTCTCCAGCTAGTTTAGCATTGTACATGTCAGTTTGTCGCTTATCTAAACGCTTTTGTCTAGCTATTTCATCATTATACCTAGTAGTTTGACGCTGTTCTAAAAGGTTTTGACGGCTAAGTTGGTCTTGATACCGTTTTTCGTCAGCTTCTCTGTCTTTTCTTTGGTTGCCTTGCTTCCTATAACCACTAGCTATATCACTAAGAAGGCGACTGGTCGATTCAAAAGGGTCTATCATAAAAATACCTTAATAGTTAATAACTAATAAATTGCGCTTTAAATGTTACGTGGTTTGTTTAGGTTAGCTCTTTTGTCAGAGAGAAACTTACGATTGTCTTGAGCATTAGCTAAATTAACTTTCCCTAAGGCTAGTTGTTGTTCCATAGCTTTTTTCCTATCACCGTACCCAAGAAGGTTAAGGGCTAAACCACCAATAGTCGCCATGTTGCTGATAGCAAACTCGTCTTTAAGCAAATTACCAAAATAGCTATCTTCACCTGGAGGAGCAATTTCCGTACCACCCGTAATTCTTTTTGTATTAGGATCTACTTTCAGGCCATCCAAAGCGTATGTTTTTCCTCCCATCCCCTCTAAAAGACTATTATCACCATAAGTTACCGCTTGTGCAGGTGTTACGGTACTGGGCTGATAGTTCATACCTTGCGTAAATGCACTAACCCCAACTGGTTTAGTAAAAAAATCATATTCGTCGTTCATTTTATTTCCATTATTATAATACTATCAATTATGTTACATTATACTATATTATGAATATACCCGCAAATGCTGGGTCATCGTAGTTAGCTTTTCGCATAGCTTGTTTGGTAGTTCTTTGAATATTCCCTATAGCTAAATTACCACCACCCCTTTCATACGGAAAGTCAAAAACAGCGGCATATATAGACCAATCAGCAGTAGCTGGTTTTGCCTGTATATTTAAATAAGATCGAAATAGATCACTTTCTTGTGCAGTATCTTTCATTAAGTCTTCATACTCCGCCTGGACATCTTTAAGCTTGTCGTTAAGAGACTCTAGTTTCATATTTTGTAGCTTAGTTGTAGTATTAGCCACGGCGCTAACAAACGTAGCTGAAGCATTTGTATTAAAAGTCCCACTAAAGACGTCTTTGGCCCCTTCTATTATATTGTCTACAAAACCCTCAGCCGATGATAGTACCATTTCTGCAAGTACTTCACCTATTGTAGCTTCTACCCCTTCCGCTATAACGTCCCCTGCTGCATTTTTAATAGGTGCTTCTAGGGCCGTTTTTGCGGTCTCGTATGCGTCCAAAAAACCTGTTACGGCAATAACAATTTGGGCGACAATAACTAAAGGTTCTAATGTCTTATTCGCTTCCACTAGAGCTGAGGCCCATTCTTCAGATCCTACAGAAGAAAGAATAGCAGCTAGTAAATTACTTGCTAATGACACGTACAAAATAGTTTTAGCTATAAATATTAAAAGTTTAGCGCCTTTTAAGCCTTTACCTAAAGTAACTACTGTTATAACTATGGCCAATATAATTAAAGCAACAGCTATAGCTTTTTTATACCAAGGTACTTTTTTCTTTCTAAAGTCACCATCAATTAACTTGCCCAGGTACGGGCTTAGCTCTTTAAAAGTAAACCCATAAGACCTAGGGGATATAAACGGTGCAGTCTTTAGGTAATAAACACCACCATGTGATAACCATAAGGTGTCGAACCTAGAGCTCACTTCTTCAGCAATATCCTCCCATAGCGTGTAAGACCTAGTTATTACCGCACTATTTGCCTCTAAATCAGTAGAGTCCATAGAAACTATAGCTTTTTTTGTAAGATACCTATTATCTTTTTCTTTGCCTCTATCAGAGTAAACTCTAGTAAGGTCATTTGCTATATACTCAACTACATTACTTGTAGGTGTAAAATTTTTGTAAGGTATTTCTATGTCTAATACAAAGGTAGTCGATGTGTTATCGGCTCGTCCTTCATTTACAGACTCAAAATACGTGTGAGTAGCCATACCTATAATTAATTCTTTAACAGTACAGTCGACATTAGCTATGTCTCTTAACGCATTTCTCATTAGTGCAGCTAACCAAGGATCATCAGGAGTCAGATCATCGACGTCAGGTATATCGACGTTATGTTCACTATCATGAATAACGCCTTTATACACTTCTCCTATACCTTCATGCGTTATAGTAACCATGTCCCATAATTCTTCGTAATTATCTATTATGGACTGTATAGCTACGTCTTTTTGCATCTCTATGTTAATTATTTCTCTAAATCTTTCAGGGTTTTTGTTAGCAAAAGCGTAAGAGTCTATAATTATACTAGATGTAATGGTAAGCCCATCAGGTATTTCACCATCTTCAGAATTCCACCAAAGCTTATTTAGATTTTCAGAGACAAAATCTACATGTAGACCAGGTATTTCTGTACCATTATTTTTATTAAGGTACAACCACGCATCTTCTACACCTTCGTACTGTCCCTCTGTAACCCCGTAATAGGCCCCTATAAATCTAAATAGATTTTCAAAGTTGTCTTCTCTTTGTGCTTCAGGGTAATAGTACTGACGCCTTTTAAAGACTTCAGTACCATTTACTATTTCAGTGCCCCAACGATTTCTTATTCCATTACAGGTTTTTAAGTTTCCTATATACTCATTTCTAAGAAATTCATTAATGTTAGGTTGGGGCCTTTTCATGTAATATTACCTTATTAATTAGAAGTAGTTGCGTTCTGCAGCTGTCCAACTAACTCTTTTACGGATGTAAGTAACTCTTTTTCTACAGACCCATCATTAAATAGTAAGACTTCAGAAGCAAGTGCTGTACCTACCATAGAAGAAGCTCCAGTAAGTGCGTTAGCCCATGCGTTATACGTATAACCTTTAGCCTGTTCTATAGCAATATCTTGTTGACTATCACTAAGAGTTTTATGAGTAGGGTCACCCCTAGTTACTGTAGTGATACCAGAACTAGATACGCCGCCATAGGTATAATGCCCGTAATTAGTGTAAGTATCCGCAACAATTTTATGTACTGCTGCATGAGATTCTGTAATTTTCTGATTTAAAAGTAAATCTTCTGTTGTGGCTTTAGCTATTTGTTTATCAGTAAGCTCTATATCTTTAGCTACCTTACCGTCATCTAATAGAGACAGCAAGTTATCTTCGGTGTCAAATACAGCAGTACCGTACACTCTTTTAGACTCTACTTTAGCCAGACGTGTAGCATTAGATATTTGCTCTCCTTGAGCAGCTTTTACACTTATCTCTTCTTCTAGTATATCTAGTTGTTTTGCTAGCTCTAGTTTCTTAAGTGCTACTTCTTTTTCCGCATTAGCCCAAGACATAGCAGTGCTCATACTAGAACTCGTGATATTGTTAATAATACCACCCACTACACTACTAATAATTTCTGCTTTTTGCGCTTCATCAATAGCGCCACTAGTAACTAGGTCCTCAATGGTTTCTTTTGCACGTATGTAAGCAGAATTGCCTGCTAGAGATTGCTGTACGAGAATTTCGTACTTCTCAGCTACGTCTAAATCGTTTGTAACAGTTATAGTTGCCATTTGGTTATCCTATGGTTCGTATCTAGGTGTGTAAAGAGAGTTAGGGTTGCTTTGTCTTTCTGCTTCGGCAAGTTTTGTAGAGTTATCTAGGCCTAACTTAGTAGCTTGTTTGTCTTTTAATACTCTATCTACATAAGCTGTTTTAAGCTGTGCGTCAGCAAGCAACTGCTGTTTATCAGCCGTTTCTTTTTCTTCGTCTAAAAGAATACGCTGCTTAGCCGTAGTTTCTAGCTTATCAGTTAGTTCGGTATCATTACGAACAGTAGCTGCTAATATTTCTGTTTTTTGTGCAGTTTTTATTTCTTCTTCTGTATCTAGTAAGATACGTTGTTTGGTTCCTGTAGCCTCTTGCTCTAACATACCACGCTCAGTTACATCAATGTCTTTTGTAAGTTTATCTCTTTGAAGAGGTAAAATACTTGCTACTTCAAAAGTCTTAGCCAACAACTCTTGCTGTGCTATATCTAGTTGCTTTGCTTTTAGGGCGTTGTCTGCAATTACACCGTCTACCTGAGCCTCTGTAAGCTCTTCTTGCATAGCAAACTGAATACTCTGAGATAGTGCAGCCTGTAAGCTACCTAAGTACACTGTGGCGTAGTCAGAGCCTGTAATTCTATTGCTAAGGTACTGAGTTTCGATCTGACCATTAATGCTTTCCATTAACTTATCAAAAACTCCGGTACCTCCAGAATTAGTTATATCATCTACATTAATGTCAGCCATCTGGTTTTCCCTTAAAAATATGTATACATTAAAACGTTTTTATTATACTACATTACTAGTTTTTAATCTACGGAACAGTAGGCCAGGCTATATCGTCTAAAGACCTTTCTTTTCCTGTAAAAGTACTAGGTAAGTCTCTTAGTAGTTGTCTATAGGTTGCCCATTCCGCTTTTACTTCAGCATTTAAAGGAGAATCCGCTACTTGCGTCCAATCACTAATAGATAGGTAGCTGTCTCGTGCTGTTCTAAATGCTTTATCAAACTTTTCTTGTCTAAATTTCCAATTTGTAACTTCCCACTCATAAAAGTCGTTAGGTTTTTCTGGCATATCTACAAAAGCAAATCCGTTCCAACGTTTGTTTGCGATGGCTTCGGAGCTAGTGATACTATCAGGCAGAATTTTTACTAAAAGCCCGTCTGCAATGCTACCATCTTTGTACATAGCAGTATCTGAAGGACTGACAGTAAAATTAACAGTACCGTCAATAGGGTTTATAAAAGCATATGTAATCATTATTTAAGCTCCAAATATTATAGTTCTAGCAGCTGTATTAGTGTCAGCAGAACGGTCATAAGTAGTACCGCCACCTGCTTGAGTATACGCTCTCATCAAATCTTCTGTTATACTTATAGAAGAAGTACCATCAAACTTAAGCATTCTTCCTTCCGTACGTATAAAAAACAACTGACCATTTTGTGTAGATGTTGTGCGATTAGGGACTTGAAACAAAGAAGCATAAATATTTTTTCCTGTTTCTGAGTAAGTAGCCCCATTACCTTCCAGTATAGCCCTTACTTTAGTAGTAAAATAGTCACCAGTAAACAGTAAAATACCTTCTTGTGAGTATATCTCAAAACCATATCCAGTACCTGCAGGTGTTTTATCTGAAGACTGCTCGAAAATTAAATATTCAAATTCGATGTTTCCAGGCATAGAATATATAAGAAATCCATCACCATTATTTATAGGAGTGCCGTACACATTAACATCTCCTGTATAATCTTTAGGTTTTACAAAAACTAGAATCTCACCGCCAGCACCTATACCGCTAACACTAGCGCTGCCAAAAGTAACTATATTAGTAGTATTAGTACTAGTTCCTGTAGTAACTGTTCCAGAAGATCTTAATAAGTAAGTAATTCTACTTGCATCATCTGAGTTAAGTATTAAATCGCCAGCAGCGTTAAAAGTTTTTATTCCGAAGCTCATGCTATATTCCTAGTACTAATACTTTATAAGGGATACTCGTAGTAGAAGCACTGCTTCTGGCTATAGTAAGGCTGGTACTTGTTAAAGTAAAGTCCAAACTAGGGAGTGCTAATGACACAGGAGGATTTAACCATATAATATTAGTAGGGTTTCCTGTTAGGGGTATAACTACTGAGTTAGTACCTGCATTTAGCGTACCATCTACCATAGTATTAAAAATTGTTAATCTATCAGTAATACTTAGGTATACTTCACCATTTGGTCCGTACACTTCTAACCCGTAGCTACTACCAGAAGGAGGTACTACAGTATTCTCTTCTGTTGTAGTTACTACCACATCTTGGTTAGCCACTCCTCCATCACTATCTGTAACGGTAACTCTAAAAACTAGGGTGCCATTCTCGTCTGGAGCAGTAAACGACGCAGATGCTGTAGCATTATTAGTGTCAATTCCTGTATTACTTGTAGTACTTAGGCTAACTGTAGTTCCAGACATTTGACTAATAACTGCACTTGCTATAGTACCATCAGTATCACTTAACCCTGTTGCATAAAGTGTAACAGCTTGCAGGCCTACCGTAGAGCTAGGGCTTGCTATAAAAGAGCCTATACTAGGGCCCTGGTTTACGAATTGTATTGTATAAGTTTGGGTATCTGTAGTAGTTCTTCCAAGAGAATCAGTAACTGTTACCGTCACACTAGCTGCACTATTCGTACTAACATCACCAAAGTACACAATAGGGCTTTGCGTAGTAGTAGAGCTAAGACTTAAAGCACCTGTTGTAGTCCAAGCGTAAGAGGATATACTAACATCAGGATCTGTAGCGACAGTAGCTGTAACCTGATCTGATGTGTTTTCATTAGGAGTAGTGTCCCCTACAGACGTAATATCTACAGTAGTTGCAGTTGCGGCGCTTTCTGTAACTGCGAGAACGCTGCTGGTAACAACACCAGCAACATTGTCACTAGCTTGAGTTCTGTACCAGACAGTACGGCTACTACCAGAAATATGCGCTGTAGTTGCATATGTAACTGTTTTGGCGTCAGACGTACCAGTGGCTACTGTAGAAAACCCTGTAGTAGAGCTAGTGGTACTTCTTTGTAGCGTAGTAGTGATGGTCTGTCCAGCATCATCAGGATCACTAGAAGTAGCAGTTATCTCGTAGTCATCACCAGCCGGTATTGTATTACCCTGATTGCTTGTAGGGATATTAGCTACTGGAGGCTGGTTAACAAAGCCTATAGTAAAAGCCTGAGACTTAGTAATAGTCGCACCAAGGCTGTCAGTACATGTTACAGAAACAGTGCCTGTAGTATCTGCAGTGACGTTACCAAAAGAAGCAGTAATATCTCTAGTGGTAGTATCTGATAAGGATATTGCAGAACTGTCATCAGACCAAGCGTAACTTGTTATTGTTACGCCGTCATAGGTAGTATAATCAGCGGTTAAGTCTTGACTAGTATTTTCGTTAGGCGCTGTAGTAGTAACACCCGTCAATGTTAACGTAGACGCTCTAGGGTCTACTGTAAGGCTTACTGCACTACTTACTGTAGTATTTACAGAACTAGTGGCCCTAGCCCAGTAATAGTTTGTGGTGTTTCTAGTCTGCGTAAATACGCTGCTTGATTGCCATCCTGTCGTAGGAGCAACGTTAGTAGCAGTTTGTGCGTAGCTGGTAGTACCACCCGTAACACTCACATCAGACAGAGTTACTGTCACTGTTCCTGCGTTTGCGTCGTCATGTGAAGCGGTAGGGGTAGCTATATTGGCTATCTGCCTACCTACAGTAAACGTATCATTTGTAGCATCATACAGTCCATCACCACCAGAAGCGGTACTTCTAGCAGCAAATATCTCGTAAGTAGTAATAGTACCGGCACTAGGTAAGCTATCAGTAAAACTAACATCGCCATTATCTACTACTGTACCTAAATTATCAGTACCATTATTGACACGTACAGCATAAGTATCGTTACTGCTTCCACCGGCTATTGTAGTAGATGTAGTAGTTGCAGTGTTACTTATAGTACTAGAAGTAGCTGTAACGCTTGTATCAGGTAACAAATATCCTACATATAGTGATTTACTTGCAGCTGTTCGTGATATCGTACCGTTTATATTACTGGCCCAGTAGTACTTCGTAGTACCTCTTGCTTGAGAAAAGGTAGCACCAGTTTGCCATCCAGTAGTAGGTACAATGTTAGTACTTGTCTGCGCGTAATGTAAAGTTCCATTAGACCCGCCAGAAGATGCTACTGTTACTGTTACACTGTCCTCAGCAACATCGTCAGAAACTGCAGTAGGACTGTTAGGTGCAGTTACTATTTGTGTAGTCGTGTTTGCTGCTGCAGATGAGCCATTATCGTTTTCGCTTACATCTAGAGAAAACTCTACGGAAGAAGAGCTAGGGGCAGTGATACTTCCCGATACGCTTCCGCCTATAGTGTTAAAATTGCCCTGGCTTACTATTGCGTTAGTGTCGAGGCGTTTAATAACCCAAGATGCAACCTCTTGATCTTGTCCTGCCCAAGATACCGACCCACTTATGGATATAGTATCTCCATTACCTACTAAGGATGTAGATGTAAAAGACGTAATACTTATAGAATTAAGAGGGCGAGCTCTTTGAGTAGATGTACCTACTGTAAATACTCGTGCATACCCGTTTCTAGTAACAGTACGGAGCACACTAGCAGTTCTTACGCTAGAAGTGGTGTTATTGCTCCAAGTAACAGCACCTGTACTACTGTTTATAGTAGCTCCGGTACCAGAAATAGACCATGTACCTTCTGTTCCTGTAAATACTGGAGACCCAGTAGGAGATGTAGTGCCTCCAGTATAACCTTCTTGTGCATAACTATACGTACCGGAAACACCAGGACCGCCTAATCTAGACACTGTATAGTTTTCTGAGTACGTGCCTTCCGCGTTAGTAGCAGTAGCAGTTACTGTAGTAGATTGTGTAGAAGTACTACTATTTGCGTAAATCCAGGTAACAGCACCAGTATTACTATTAATAGTTATGTTAGAGGCGCTTTCTGAAAAACTATAAGCTATAGGAGCAGTACCATTTGCAACAGGAGACGTACTAATACTACTTATAGAGGAAGCCTCAGCACTAGCTACTGTCCAGACTGGGTTAGTAGTAAAATCAACAGGGGCATCAAAACCACCATTATCAGTTAGATAAACAGTATGAGAAGTCCCACTTGTCGATACAGCAGATTGCGACGCAGTATTCCAGCGGTAGCTGTGACCTCCTGTTATAGTATACTTTGTAGCGTCTACTCGTTTATAACTAGCTGTTTGATTTGATGAATTTTTAAGTTTTAGATCATACCATGAAGCAGAATCATTACTAATCTGAAAATGCAGGAAGTTGTCAGCACTGTTACTACGCTTATAGTTATACAGTCCTATTAGATTAGTATTTAATGAACTAATATAGTCTTGAGAAGTACTTCCGTCTATTGTACCAATATTACTACCAGGGTTAGTAGTAGAAGAAACAAATCCTGTTAAATCTATAACATATTGAAGACCTCCATAACTATCGTATATGGATGTACTACTAAACCCTGTTACTAACGCACTTTCATATATAGTTGCCATTTACCAAGGAACCCCAATCCCTCTAGTTCTGATAGGATCTTTTTCTAAGCACATAAGGTAAGCTTCATGCTGTAATTTATCTACAAGTGTCATTCCAGTTGTATTATCTCTAGGCTCTATATCTAATAAAGTTTGTTTTGTCCATCCTATTACATCTTCTTCCGTAAGAGCATCAAAAGGTATAAATTCTTCTATATTATCTACTTCTAGTTGTACATTTCCCCAAGTGTAGCCTTTGTAGCCTTCTTCATCTACACATTCAACCCAAAAGTGTACATTTCTTATCACTTTTGAATTACTATTGAGTTCTTCAATCCATTCTATATTTAGTACTTTCCAACTAAAATTCATTTTTCTACCTTAATTACTTCTTCTGTAAAATTTAAATAGATGTTATCTAAGGCGTCAAACTTTTTTATATCTGCTTGGCCTTCAGTATTTATCTCTTTCCAAGGCTTATCTAGCCAAGTACTTTCTGTGCAGTCTATATTTCTGCTATTGTTTACTGCTGAGCTATAAACTTCGTACACTTTGTAGCCCTTAGAAAGCGCTCGTTTAGGAAAATTTACGTCTTCTCCGTAAACTAATCCTCTTGAAGGATGGGTAATAAAGTTTGTATTAAAAAACAATTCCTCATTATACCGTTTTCTAAAGTTTTTTACTATAAAGCATCCAGTAATTATATGATTTGTAGTTTTAACTCTATGGTAAGTACTTAGATGATAAGGAGCGTAGCAAAGATTTCCATGTGTTACAGTTAATACATCCCCTATGTCTTTTTTTCTAAGTGTATCTATTAAATCGTCACCTTTTGCTATCCATGTATCATCATCAAGTATTAAGCAGTAGTCATCATCCGTACTATAAAAATGGTTAAGTGCGATATTACGAGCATGCGCAGGAGGCATTCTAAAATCAGAACGTATCCATTTAACCTCAGAAAATTTTTTATAGGCCTCTTCAGGCCACTCCATTGCTATAATGCAAGGAACTAGGTCCTTACTTTTGCACCATTCTATGGATTGTTTAATAAGGTCTAGTCTCTGCTCTATAGTTTTTGAGTTACCTAACCAAGATATTATGTACGCAGTATTAAGTATCAGGAGATAAATCCCCTAGTCTTACTCTAATCTGCCCATTGTTGTACACAGATACTCCCTTAGTATCCATAATAGTTCCCGTATAGTCATTAGCTACAACAGGACGAGTACCAGACAGTGATGTACTTCTAAAACTACCTGATCCTATCGCTTCTGCAGCTAGTGTGCCGTTTATGACTTGATTACCATTAACCGTAAAAGTACTAGTTGCTGCCCAGACTGTTCCAGAGTACTCGTATATGTGAGTCCATCCAGCAGCAGTGTCGGTGTTATTAAGTATAAGGGTATCGCCAGTTATTTCACCAGCATAGGCAGCAGGGGCAGCAGTATCCCAGTAACCAGCAATTTTAGCTATAGTGCCTGCGTCTCCAGGCTCTGCATCACCTAAATCGCTAGCATTATGTGTAAGAGTAGCCGTACCTCTAGGACCTGTAACACTAGTTCCTTTATCACCTGTAAGTTTTACAGGGGTATTCCAAACAGTGTCACTACTAGTCCAATTACCTGTGCTGTCTATCTGTTTAATAGTTAAAGAGCTTCTCCATGTAAACTCTCCAGATGCTAAAGTTTGAGGGCTTACATACCATCCATCAGTACTTACTGCATTACCGCTAGTTGAAAAAGACCCGCTTACTCCAGGTACTGTAGGGGTACTTGTTGCATTTTTATATAAAAATATTTCTTTATATGAAGTAGCACTATTGCCATCGATACCGGTTATAGCAACAGGCCCATTCCAGTTGTCATCTATAGCAGACCAGTTGCCGTCATTATCGACTTGACGCATTGTTATGTTTATTCTGTATATTTTTTGTGTAGCGGTAGTAGGTGCTATAGAACTTACTGTCCAATCACCAAACGCTATTGCATTACCTGAAGAAGCAGTAAATCCTTGTAACTTAGTAGGAAATACTGTGGGTACAGCAGCTGCAGTCTGATATAAGAATATTTCTTTATAATTATCTGCAGCAGTACCTGTACTACCTTTTTCAAAAAATTTAGCTGGAGTGCTCCAATCACTTCCTGTCCAAGTAGTACTTGCTGACCCATTAGACAGTGTTTGTGTATAAACTCTTTTTGATACCCAAGTAATACTATCCGATGCTACTACAGGATCATCTGACCATGTTCTAGTAACCTCACTAACGACTGTAGTAGGCATAGTCTCAGAAGTACCGTTGTAAGAACCGCCCGTAGGGACTCCAGGAGCTGCAGTATGCGTAAGGAATACGTAACTTACATAACTACCAACGCCATCGTTGTAGTCTGTACCTTTTACAGGAGTAGTACCATTTTCACCTCTAGCTCTAGACCACGCGTAGTCTTCTTTGTTTGTAGGAGCAGTATTACTAGTGCCTACGTATATACCTACATAAACCTTATCGCCTGGAACATCATTAAAGCCAGTACCATCTGCGACATCGCTATAACGTATATGAAAATGCTGTTCAGAAGCCTCTAGACTAGCTAAAAACTCTGCTTCAGTTCCTGTATTGTCTGCAGCTACCCACAATTCGTACGCACTGCTTCCATTAGTCCCGTCTATACGCTGGGCATATACAGATGGAGTAGACCATTTATCCTCTAGTGAAACAGATGTTTCTGTGATGTTGCCTGAAGCTAGGGCTGTAATTCTGTATACTTTCTTGTTGTCAGGTACATCGCTAGGAAAGCTAGTACTCCATGAAGTATGATTTTCTGTTATAGTGTTAGTAGAAAAGTTATATGTAACTTCCGTAGTAGGTACAGCAGGTGCAGAGTCGACAGCAGCAGAATAAAGAACTACTTCTCTAACTATATCTGCTTCTATTACTCTTTTATCGGAATACTCTACAGTACTTCCGTTATTAGTAGTTTTCTTTTTGATAGACCAAAGCTTGCCGCCACCTTCAGGCACTACAACGCTATTTACATCGGTGTACCAATTACCATCAGCGCCGCCAGGATCTTGAGGAACATCATCTTTTCTGATGAATAAAAAGTCAGTAAAGTCGCCTGTGATGCCTTGAATACCTTTAGCACCTACAAACGCTACTTTTACTTCGTTAATACTTCCACCATCTCCTGTGGAAGACCACAACGCTATAGTGTTAGTACCAGTAACTAGGTTGTCTGCACCAAACTCATACCATCTGACTTGATTGTTATTTCCTGATAATGAGCCTAGGACTTCTCCGTTTAGAGCTACTTGAAGACCGCCTTCTGCATCAGTAGCATTAACTCTAAGGAAAGCGTTCCCTGCAAAAGCAGAGTCAAAAGTAAAAGTATGTGCACCGCCTATACCAGTAGACGTAGGCCATGACACGCTTCCTGCCCATTCAAATAATAAGGCACTTAAACCATCTTTAGCAGTAATCTGTACAGGTTCCGCCCATGAATACGTACCAGTACCGTTGGTTTGCTTGCCTAAGGATTGCCAAAGAGTATTATTAATGGTTGAAGGTATATCATCAACCCACCCTGTGTGAGCATCGTCAGTAGGAGCACTAGGTTTAGTTAGATTATCTTTATACACATATTTATAAACATCTGCATCAATACCGTCTTGTCTAAATGCGTATACAGCAGGCTCAGACCAACTAATATCAACACTGGTTTGTGTATTATTACCTGTGACTAAAGCAGTGCTTACATATATTTTGTGGTTATTAGTAGTAATACCAGGAACAAACTTGTTCCAGTCATCACTGTCAATGGTTAAAGTATCAGTACTAAGGTTGTATGTACTAGTTGTTGGAGCCGTTACTGCACCAGTAGTAGGATCACTGTATATAGTTAGCTCTCTAATCATAGGAGCTTCAATGATACGTTTATCAGTATACGTAGCTATTACTTCTCCAGCGTTTGTGACTTTTTTAATAGACCACAAGTCACCTTCACCAGTAGCATCAACAGCGTTTGTTTCCCAATCTTCATTTGCAGGAGGATCGGTAGGAACGCCGACAGATCTGATAAACAGGAAATCAGTAGTTCCACCTGATAGCCCACTAGCACCAGAAAAAGCTACTTCAATCTTTTTAATAGAACCGCCATCATCAGATGTAGACCATATTTTTATTGAATTATCACCAGCAATTAAGTTATCAAAACTAAACTCATACCACTCTTCCGTGTTGTCTGCTAGTGATCTAGAGAAGGGTATAGCACTACCATCGTTTAGAGATAGTCTTACTCCGCCTTCTGCGTCATAGGCCAACACACGTATGATAGCATTACCGGCAAAAGAAGATGTAAACGTATGCTCATCTGCACTAGCAGAAGTAGTGTTTACAGGCCATGTATCAGTTCCTTCAAATTCGTACAATAAAGGAGATGTACCTTGTGCAGCAAGTAATTGCCATTTAGTGTCGTCACTGCCTGGAGTTACGCCTGTAACAGTCACACGAGCTACGTAACTAGAGTTATTAAAAGTTACTATATCGCCTTCAACATACTCTACTAACGCTGCATAAGAGCCTCTAGGCCTGTTTCTAGTAGCTTCTGTATGCTCTAGTCCTAAACTTATACCTGTGGCTGTTACTTGGAACACTGCTTCTATTTCTGGATAGCTAGGGCTTTTTAATACAAACCTTTCTGCGTTTACGTAAAACTCACTATCAAAAGCAGAATCTTCAGATTCTCCTGTAGGAGGATTGGTCTCGTTTTGTGCAACACCAACAGTGTTCATACCAAAGCCAGACTTGTAGTACGCCCCATTAAGGTATATCACACTTTCATATTCAAACTTGTTTGTAACACCTGTAACAGCAGTATCTGTATAAGCTTCACTATCAATACGTAAGTCTACAAGTCCTTGAGCTACGCCATTAGGCCCTCTTACCGCAGTGTCTAGATCTAGGAAATAACTACTTTGCGATATAATACCGGTAGGGCCTGTGCGTTCCCATGCAGTACCATTGTAGGAGTAATTAGAAATGTCTCCATCAGTAGGGTCGAATACAGTTACTATATCGCCTTCTGCTGCATATGCATTTCCTGTGCCGGCAGCAGTAGGTACTGCAGTCCATTCTGTTGATGGTTTATAATATAAAATACCGTCTGTTTTATACCAATATAAAAAGTTATCTGCAGATACAGTAACTTGATCTTCTACAGGATCTGAAGGGTTTCTTACGTAATCTGCAGGAGCAGCAGTACCACCCCAGGCATAAAATTGTGATACTTTACCGTCTGCAGCGCCTTGGGCTGTTGCAGCATCTTGTAACGCTTGATACATAGACGTATCTGTCACAGTTAGCCAGGCAGGAGTGCTTGCTTGATACCAGTAAGCATTAGTAGTATCTTTAAAGTAAACTATATTACCGTTCGCAGCGTCTTTTAGTTCTGGAGTACTCCAAGTATTATCTATTATGTCTAAAGCATCAGCCTCATTAATAGCTTCTACTTCGCTAACATCAAGTACATCAGCAAAAGTATCATAGAAATAGTACTCTATTTTACCGTCTAGCTGTCTATGTATAGCAGCGCTATCAGGGGTATATGTATTATCTATAAAATATTGAGCTTGTTCGTCCGCAACTGCCCAATCTCCTGCGTTATACGTATTTGCTCTTGCTGTAGTAGCTACTTTAACTACACTAGGGGATGTACTGTTATCTACCCAAAGGTCACCTTCGTCATAAGGAGCAAAAGGAATAGCTACAAATACTCTTCTTTTTTGGTCTGCTAAGTCTGCCGCATTAAGTGCTGCTACGTAAGCAGATTGTGAATCCGTGTCTGTTACTAGCGCCCAAGTATACCCTTGCGGGTCTGTAGCAAAAGGAGAAGTTGTATCTTGAGCAGTTTTTATAAACTTGTAGGATTTTACGTAATTACCGGTGCTTGCATCGTATTGGATATACACGTCACCTACGTGAGCAGAGCGTTCTGCTTCATCATTATTAGTAGTATCTGTAGCTATCCAAGTAGCGTAAGGCTCCGCTGCAACATCTAGCTCATCGTCATCTAGGTTGGAATCCCCAGGGCTTACACCTGTCATTACATCGTACGTACCTGTAGTGTACTCTATAACCCCATCATTTTGGTTTTCTAGTACTTGGACACGCGCTAGCATCCCTGTACCGTTAGGATCGTTAAAGGCTGTCAAACCTACATAGGTACGTAATCCATCTATTGCATCTGATGTACCCGCTAACTCGCCGTCTTGACTAACTACTTTACCGGTAAGAACATCGATACGTTGTCCTAAAGCAGTATCAGCAGAAGTATAACCAGATGTTATATTGGTAAAACGGCTTTCGTTATTGTCAAATTCTGCTCTAAGATCGCTTACCCTAGCAGTAACAGCTTCACTTGCGGTAGCCCTTACGGTGTCTATATCTACAATACTACTAGACACAGCCCCAACAGTGGCGTTAAGACTTTGAAACGTACTGCCTACAACACCTTCTACAGAAGTTGAAAAATCGACTTTTTTTACAAAAGTATTTTTTGCTATATCAATAGAATCTACAGCACTTCTAACATCCCCCACCAGCTCTGTGTAATTCTCAAATCGTTCTCTTGTACTATTTTCTACTACGGTATCAATTATAGAAACAAGCCACTGTGGAGCTTCATCGGCCCCGATAGAAGCATACAGACCATCTCCTACTATAGAGTATTCTTTTTTAATACCTGTAATAGTAGGGCTGTCTTCGATTTCTACACAATGCGTATTGGTACCAACTAGGTCTTTAGTAACGCTAGGGGTTATCTCTGTAGTGTCTGGAGTTACTTCTATAGTGGTAGTAGTTTTAATCGACATAGACTTCTGGCACCTTAGCAATAAAATTACCGTTATTTGCAGTATTACACTCAATAATCAGTCTGTACGTAGGACGTAAGTAATAACGATCCGTTTTCGCACCTTTATCACTTACTAAGGCAAGAGTAGAACTTTCTGGAATATCTAAAGTAACCTTACCAGAAAGTAGGTTACTAGGTAGTGTTAATGGGACAGCAGAAAGACCTGTAGTAGTATCTTCAGGGTCTAGAGGAACTAGGTCAGCAACAAACGTATCTGTTCCTGTAATTTCCATAGGAAGAGTAGAGCCGTCAGCTTTAATGGTGAAAAGGAAGGTATTATCTACCCCTTTAGTGATAGTAAATTTAGCTACTGAGCAGCTCATAGTCTAATCCTTCATTATGTATAAATGTAAAAGGGCCCGTAGGCCCCTTTATTAAACGTTTTCGTATGAAATCGAATAACGGGGACGCATCTTAACCATAGACAGTCCTGATTTGTTATCACGTACATGCAGCGGAATTTTTACTTCTGCCAGTGTACGGATATGACCCATAGATACTTCAATCTTTTCGTTTAAAGGTAAAATTCTAGTACCTAGGTCGAAATAAGAGTTTGAGCAGTTAACTACGCAAGTCGTAGTCTGGTTATTAACTCGTTGATCATTATCAATAATAGTAACAATCTTAGTTTCTCGTGCAGCTTTTTCACGAGCAATACGCTTAGCTACTTTTGGATCTTGTGCATTGTCAGCCTTTTTAGGTGCTGCTTTTTCTTTTTCTGCAACTACTGCTTCTAAAGCAGGTCCAGAAGTTTCTCCAGCTTCGTAAAAAGCTTCAATCTTTTCAGCAAGTTTACTGGCACCAATGTTTTTGTTGTACGTTAGGCCAAGCTCATCTGCTTCTTGTTTCATTTCTTGTAATGTAGACATTTTCTAAGTCCTTACTAGGTTATTTAGAGGTTAAAAGGTTATTCTTGCTTGTCTATTATATAAAATACTGCAAATAATGTAAAGCTATAAAAAAACCCCGCCGAAGCGAGGTTTTTACTTAGTGTCTTAAAAGACTAGTTATTATGCAGAAGCAGAAACTAGGATCTTAAGCAACTTCTCTTCTTCAAGGATAATACCTGCGTAGAAGAAGTTGTAAGAGAAGAAACCGTTAGTACCGTACGGGTTAGCATTCTCTACAGACTCTGGAGACTTAGAGTTAAACTTGATTTTGCCCTGACCTTTAAGACCAACAGTTGCAAAACAACCTTGAGTTGGGAATAAGATAGGGAACACATCGAAGTTACTACCAGTAGTAGATAAACCACCAGTGTGACCAGTAGAATCTGCGCCTTGACCTGCATATACAACTGCAGACTCAGACTCGATGAAACGCACTTCGTGCATTGCACCAACTTCACCTTCAGCTAAAGTAGTAGCAGAACCATACTTGTGTGCTGGGATGTAGACAAACTCAGTTGCACCGTTGTCAGCAACAGTACCACGAGTAAGAGTTTCTAAATCGCCTTTAACATTAGCGCCGATAACAGCGTAGAACGCTTTAGCTACTGTGTTAGTATCGATTTTAGTAGAACCAGTTACTAGTTGAGTGTTTTTCTGTGCACGGTTGCGAACTAGTTTACGAACAGCCTTACGGATAAGGTCATAAGAAACAGTAGAGTCAGCATCGATCTCACCAATTGCAGTTGCATCACCAGCGTACATTACGGTAGGAGTAGCAAGCATGTCTAATTGAAGTAAATCTTCCATACGAGAGTTTGCTAATTCACCTAACTCTTCACGGTAGCGTACTTGGATAGCATCTTCAGAGAATAACTCTACTTCATCAGTATAGTCAATCATCTCGCCGTAACGAGCTAAAGAAGTTTCCATTGTAACTTTCTGTAAAGATTTTTTGTTAACCGCACCAGCGCCTTCAGCTAAAGTAGCAGAAGTTAACGCAGTGTTTACATCGTCGATGTCACGAGCTGATAAAAAGCCTTTTTCAGCGAACGCGGCATCAGAGATAGCACGGTCATACATGTGTAAGAACTTAGAGATCTTAAAAGTCTTACCCATTTTAGTAGGCATAGATTTGCGATCTGCGAATTGACCGTAGACGTTAGTGCGGTTAGCCGCTTTAACACCTGCACGATCATAAAAATGAACGATAGTATTAGCACCCGCTGTGCTATTTGTACCGTTACCATAAACATTAGTAGCCATTGTAGTTGTCCTCAATATAAGCTATTAAGGGGATTTTACTCCCCAAACAAAAAGATAGTTAAATATCGTTCTGTAGTTTTGTATACCACTCATCAAAGTCAACATCTGACGCATCTAAGTAATCAACTACATCCCGACTTGCTACTGCATTCTTTGTAGGTGCAGCGGCTTTGCGCTTTGCAGAGGCTTTAGTTGTAGCTGTACGCTGTTGCGACTTAGCTTTTACGTGAGCTAGGCGGGCTTGTTCTGCCTCCCTGGTCTCTAGTTCCGCTTGTCTTGCAGCTCTACGCTCCGATAAAGCATCTTGCTCTGCGACTTGAGTAAAGTGCTGTTGCGCAGCCTCTTTATAATAATCTAAATCAGATTTTTTACCGCCATCATAGACTTTTAGCTTTTCTGCTACTGGCTGTAACGTTTGAAACATGCCAGATTTAACGTCTGTGTGTAGTAACCTAATCATCTCAGGGTTCTGTGTCATGGTTCCCCATGAAGCATCATCCCATTCTTTAGATAGAATATTATGAGTCGTTGCATACTCTTGGTCTCGGCTAATATCGTCAACGATATCTTTAATTGCCAAGGCACTGTCATCGCGACCATAATCCTTAGCTACATAGGGGTCATTGTCATCTGCATCTAAGTCGAGGGTATCAGTACCTGTTCGCTTTAATACTTCTGCAATTGCGCCTTTGTCGCCCTTCAGTACATCAATCATTAGACTCACGTCTTCATGCTTTAAGTCTGCACCTTCTATAGCATCAATAGTCTTACGCCAAGGTTTGATGGTTTGCATCTTTTTGGTGTAGTCCATTGCTTGACCAAAGATTTTAGGGAATTGATCTACGATCTCTTCACTAGAAAACTCATAGTCTTTGCCGTTGGCTTTAAACTTATAGTTTTGTACTGGTTGCTCTTCCTCGTCTTCATCTTCAGCGTCATCAGAACTAAATTCTTCATCTTCATCAGAGTCCTCGTCAGGAGCCTCGTCATCAGTTTCGGAATCGTCTTCTTCTTCAGCTTCGTCTGTGTCAGATTCGTCGCTAGTATCATGGCCGGAGTCCTCAAGGTCATCTTCAGGTTGCTCAGGACCATCGTCAAATTCTTCTTCAGCAGGTTCCTCTTCATAAAGGTCTGCATCTTCATTAAATTCTTCTTCAGGCATTTCTGCCTCTAAATCTGTATCTGGGGATTCTTGATTTGCTTGCGCTTCTTTAAAAGCTGCTTCAAGCTCATCATCAGACATATCCCATAAATCTGCTTCGCTACTCATGGTCTACCCCTCCAGTTATTCGACGTCGTCGTCTTCATCTGTAGGCATAGTACCTAAATTTTCAATAGTGACAAAAAAGTCTTCTAAGCTAGATATGGCGATTAGGTCTTCCATAACAGCAGTTCTGTGGCCACCTGCAACAATTGCATCTTGTGCCAATAAACTAACGCCGTTAACAGCCTTATCTTTAAAGTAACCTTCTAGAACTACTCGCTGAAAATCTTTATTTTCTTTTAAGCGTTCTAAAGAACTCCACATATCCGCCCAATAACGGTTTTCTACTTCTAAAAGTTGCTGATCATTAAGGTTGTTCATAAATGAATCCTTTTGGTTGTGTTAATATAAAGTAAATTTACTAGTATTAGCGCACTGTAGTGATAGCTAGTACTAACCTATTCGGTATTATACAACAAATCAGTTACTTAGCGCAACCCCCGGAACACCCGCATTTCTTTTTCTTTCTTGGGGTACCAGGAGATTTACTAGAACATCCGCAACTAGAAGCTTTCTTTTTCTTGCCTGCATAATAGTGTTTAGTGTTTTGGCCTTGGCCATCCCCATACACCATTTGCTGTGCTAGTCCTTGTTCCATTACTATTGTCCTTTAAGATATGTAGCTAAACCTGCATCTACTGGTTTACTTGGCTGTGAAGCCCTATCTATTAAAATTCTTTCTAAATTATCGGCTGTATTACGTTCAGGTGCAGGTATTTTATACACTTCTTCACCTTTTCCCCAAAAAGGGCTTTTACCTTGAGCTATGCGCTCTCTAGCGTGCAGTATAGCTTTTTTTACTATAGTGTTTGATGGATCATTACCACTTCGTAAATAATCTAATTCTACTCTAGTTAGCGTAGGTACTACTGAAGGTATTTCCACTTCTCCTGAGCCAAGATCTACACCCACAGAAAATTCTGTCATGTCTCTATTGGTTCCGTCTAAAGTCTTAAAGGCCCCAAAAAACCCTGTAGACTTAGAAGTACCATTTTTTCTTAAGCTATTGTCTTTAGCTTTAGATTGTTCCATTACTAGTAACCACCGCCACTAGGAGAAGTCTTAGCTACTTCTTTTTTAGCCATAGGTTTCTTATCCTTAGCTAGGCATCTACCTTTTTGGATACACGCTTTAACAGTTTTACAGCCTTTACATGGAGTCATTTTACTTTCCTATATTTAAAGTTATTGTTAACGGCCTTTACGCATTAAAGGGCCATATCTATCTACAGGTTTTTTAGTCTTAGGTACTTCACTAATACTTTCTGCTAATCCCGGCTCACTAGGTAAATCAGTAATTGTGACTCTTCCTGAAGGGACTCTACTTTTGGTTATATCTTCTGTAGTCGGTTTAGGTGCTTTTGCTTTTTTACTTACATCAGGCCCTTTTACATTTTTATCTGTATTTTTATTAACCGCTCTAGAAGCTTTCTTATCATTAGTATCAAACTCTCCTGAAGAAAGCTCTTTTTTACTGATACTTTTATAAGGATTTTTATTGTTTCCTTTACCGATAGAGATCTTCTGTCCTGCTTTAATATCATTGGAGTTGCTGATACCTGTATTCATTTCCATTATCGTATTAACAGATGTACCAAAACGTTTAGCAACTTCAGATAATGTATCGCCACTTTTTATGGTATATGGTTTAGTAGAACTAGGTTTTTTAGCTGCAGGCTCTTTTTTCTTTTTCTTAGGCATCATTCTACGAGGAGTAGAGTTAGGGTTTCTAGCAGCTACTACTCTTTTTTCTTTCTTCTTTTCTTCTTTTTCAGGGGCTGATAGGTTAAGCACAGCACCTATACGTATTTTATCAGGGTTAGTGATACTAGGGTTCATAGAAAGCAAAGCTTTTAAACTAAGACCTTTTCTTTTAGCAATTTGCGACAATGTGTCGCCTTTTTTGATTGTATAACGCATTTTAATACCTTAAATATTAGTTAGGATTCTCTAGTTACTTTTGCTTTCTTAGTGTTACTTACAAACTGTTCTTTGCCGCCTTTAGCACCAGCTTTTTTCTTTTTAGCTGTAGCAGCTCTTTCAGACTTGCTGAGGCTCTCTGCTTTCTTTCTAGGTAAGCATCTATCAGGGTTCTTCTTGTTTTTAGATGTACCACAAGCTCCTGCAATGTTTCCACTGGAGTTAATGCGTACCCAATCTTCAGACAACCATGCAGCTAGGCTCATTTTGTTTTCTTCCCTTTACTGCCTTTGGCGTAGTTTGGATCTTTACAATACTTAGAAGCCGCTAGGTTTGCATACGCACTAGGGTACTTATCAAAAGTACGCTTAGCCCAAGATATACCAGCAGCACAAATCTTGTTGCTTTTTTCTTTTTTGCCAATAGTTTCTGCTAGACCTTTAGCCATTACCATTTCGCCTTGTCAGCCCAGTACGCTGCAGACATCTTGCCTTTCGCAATATTCTTAGCGTGGCGTGCTTTAAAAGATTTTCTACGTTTACGTGCAGCCTCTGACTCGCCATCTTTTTTAGGTGAGCCACTAACACCTTGTTGTCCAAAACGTATAGTTTTTTTCTTGCCGCCTTCACACGCTTTAACTACGTGTGATTTAGTCTTATGGCTAGGTGTACGTTTTGGTGAGTTACACGCTAGTTCTTCAGCTAGTCCAGACATACCTACTCCTTATTTCATTTTTGCTTTACCTACGTTTAACGCAAGTAAATCAACAATTTTGTAAAGTTTAGCTACAACTTTGTCATCTTTTGGTGTATCTGTAAGAGAAGCAATTGTAGAAGCAATAGCCACTGCTAAAGTGACATAATTTACCCAGTCCAGTACTGTACTAATAATATCCATAACTAGGTGCTACATCATAGATTGCGCTAAGCCTTGAGGGGCTTGCTGCATAGGTTGTGCTGCTTGTTGTTGACCTTGAGCTGCTAGTTGTTGCTCTAGCATATCAATAGCCGCCATAATAAGTTCAGGGGGTATGCCTTGCTGGATTAGCTCTTCTGGGTCAACTCCTTGCATAAGCATTGCAATAATCTGTTCGATCATAGCCATCTGTTCTTGACCACCACCTTGTGGGGCCATTTGTTGTGCAGGAGCACCTGCCATTTGTTGTGCTAAGCCTTCCATTATTTGTATCCTTGTAGAGTTCTGTCCGCTTCTTGAGCTGCCTTGTTTACTTTATCTTGTTCTGCTAAGAGCTCTCTTTCAGCAAATGCAGATAGTTTCGGTGTTTCTTTTGAAGGGGCAAACAGGTTACCTACAAGCCCTTTTACTTTATCGTAAATACCAGGGCCAGTATTTTGATTCTTCAAAGATTGTGAGTAGTTTGCAGCAGCCATGTCTGCATCCGTAGCCCCGCCGTCAGCCATATACCTAGTTTCCTGCAAGAACTCAGCACTATCAATTCCTGTGTAAGGGCTGTAAGGAGTTCTAGCCCTATCACGAAGTAAACTGTCAATAACAGCTTGATTGCGCGCTCTTTCTTCTAAAGCAGCTGCGTTAGTTAAAGCTGCTATAGTATCATCTGCCTGCCGGGCTCGAAAAGCTTTTAGCTCTTCTTTATCCATAGCATTCTGCTTAGAACGTTCAATATAACTCATTACATAACTCCAATATTTTTATCGCCAGCTAGTCGCTGAGCCATCATTTGTTCAAGGTTAGCACGATGCTTAGCCATTTCTGCTTCCATCTTTTGTGCATGCTTAAGGTCTTCAATCTCTACTTTTTCTAGATGTGAAAATCCTTCGTCTTCTTTAATAAACCTAAGGTCAGTCATATCAGCTTCACTAGTTAGCTTACGTGCTTTAGCTGCTTCTACTGCTGCTTTGTTACGTTTAAGCTCTGCATCAATAGTATTCTCTTGAGCACGGGCATTCTTATCAGCAATGTCAGCTTTAAGTTTTTCGTTCTCTAGCACTAAACGCTCTAGTTCTAGCTGCTTAAGCTGTTCTTGTACAGGATCTTGCGGTGCCTGGTAATCACGAATACGCTTAGCTTGATCCGGCATACGCATAAGTTCCATAATATCTGCCATAAGAGTACGACGAATTACAGGATCTTCATTAGGACCTAAGGTCTGTAACAAAAACGATAACTCTTGCGACTTAGCCGCATTGTCTTCTGCAGTAGAAATAGTAATATCTAGGTCTACTTTACCATCTAAGTCATCACGACGAATAGGTACAAACTTTTCATTAGTTACACGTACAACTTCTTCGTCTTCTAAAAACTCAGAGTTGTATGACATCCACTTACGTATAAGCGGCTTAATAAGGTTCTCAGCAACGTTACGTACAATGTTCATGCGTCTGGTAGCAGTAGCGTCTAAAGCGCCTCTAGCACCTGTTGCGGTTGCTCCTAGTGCGCCTGCATTGATACCACCACTAAAAGATTTAGTACCAGTGATAGATTCAATCTCATTATTCATAAGACCAATCATGTCAAACGCAGAACCAGGAATGTTATTGTAACTACCTTGCCAAAAGTCACCAGGACTACCGTTAAACTCGAAGTTTTGTCCAGCTAAGAATTTTTTACGGTTAATTTGATCTAGTGCGCCTTTACGTATAGCAACTTGTCCATTGTTAGACTGTGCCATATTATCGATAATACCACGTACAATAGCTGTCTTAACTTTTTGATTATCACCAATAAGCTCTGCATTCGCTTCGCCATGAATCTTAAAGGGTACACTATTAAAAGGTACTACGATAAAGGGAGCTTTACCATCTGGATAAGGGTTTGATTGAAGACGTATAATTACATCGTTAACCCAAGCACATACGATAGGTTCTGCAATGCCATCATTATTGACATCGTAGTTACCCCAGTACTCATACACAACTAGCTTCTTACGAGGCTCATCAGAAAACTTAAACTCTGTTTCGTCAGGTGGATCGTAGTCAAAATCTTCACGGTGGAAACGTGCTACTTTATCTAGGTTTTTGTAACGACCATCTTTCTTTAAAGAAGATAGGTCTGTCTCATAACGATAAATAACAAACTGTGCGTTGTCTAGATTATCTTGGCATGTAGGATCAATATATATATCTTCATTACGACATACTTTTGCGGTAGGTTGGTTTTTCTTTACTATAGTCTCAGTAACTTCCTGCTCTACTATAATCTCTCTACCAGTTTCTTCGTCTATAACTACCATTTCTGCCATAGTAGTTACTTCTTCGTCTTCATAGTCCCAGCCTGTTTGTACAACTAGGGTGCCTTCACGGTCTAGCACTTTAACTGCTTTAGACATAAAATTAAAACGGTCAAACTTACGACAAAATTGCGTATTAAGAAGTAATTCGTTCTGACGAGCAGACTCTTCATCTTCCCAGGTAATTGGAACACATTTAATTACGTCTGAAGTACTAACAAACGGGTCTACGATAGTAGCATGTTGCCATTCAGACTGCTTTTTAATATCTCTAGATACAATAGCAGACTTACCCTTTTTTTCGTTACCGTAAGGGTCGCCATTGTACTCGGCCTTCCATTTAGACATAATAGCATCTTGATCTCTTTTAAGTAGATCAGCTGCTTTTAAATCTGCTTTTAAGGCACTAAGCAATTCAGCTTTTTTAATATTCATGAGTTCCTTCAATATTTATCTGGACAATGTAGTACTATACCAAAGAACTAGCCTTTAGCAAGCCACCAAAGAAAAGACCCAGCACCTGCTATTAGTGCAGCCCAAAATATTTCTATTTTACTAATCACATAAGTATTTTGTGCTTGCGCTTTTTCTAGTACCAAGTGCTTTTTCTCTAGCATTTGAATGTGTTGTTCATGTTTGTCAATCTTATTGACTAATGTACTCACATCTTTTCTTACACCTAACATTTCAAAACGCATATCACTAAGTTTAGTTATGGCATCAGCCATAGAGACCATAGAATCAGACATTGCCTCCATCTTAACCTCTAATTTTATAACTGCATCTCTGATTTGCTGCTGTTCATTCATAGGGAAACCTTCGGATAATTTTTAAACAGCACTAACATGCCTTTTATGTACAATTACTTGTATTATATCATAAATAATTTTTGTTGTTTACTTTTAGTTTGCTAGTGGATTATCTAGTGCTCTTTGTAGCTTTTCTGTTACTCGTTGCTCTAGTTCTTTTAGCTCTCTATCATTACTATCTCGCAGCCTCTGTAACTGGCTGTCATAATTTGCTTGTAGCTGGTTACGCTTATTTTCAAAACGTTCGTTTGCTTTATCAATCATCTTACGTACATCTTCTTCTGTCTCGCGTACCATATCTTCAACTCTATCTGCTTGTTTCTCGATAGAAATTATATCATCCCGTAGACCAGACTTGATGTCTCGTGTGTATTCTATTGCTTCATCTAGTTTGGTTATCACTAGAGTATTCTGTGCTTTGATTTCATCCACATCAATATTCTGGACTATCTCCTTCATGTCCATGTAGTCAGCGTAGAATTCAAACGCACCCCATGATGCACCGCCTAGGGTAGAAAGGGCTGTAAGAAAAGCAAACGCTTTCCCACCAGTAAAGGACATTCCGCCAAACTCAATAGTAGTTTTCTCTTCTTCAGCCATAGTATTTCCTATTTAGTTCTGCCTTTTAAAGCGTCTGCACCAAAAAACGCAGATACTAATACAGCAATAGAAGCAAAATACGTAGGAGCAATATCTGCAATAAGCTCTGCGGCTTTGTCTAGGCCTAGTAAAGATGTAATAGCTATACCGATTGGGTAAACTAGTAACCCTATTAAAGAGAACCATGCCATTTTACGAATAGCATCTCTTTGTGCATCATTATCCTCAAGTTCTTTACGTTTAAACTCTAAATGCATATCCATTTCTTCTTTAGAAACGTGACCATCACCATTAACATCAGCGCCGTGTACTGCAGCAGAATCAATAGTTAGTTTGTTATCTTCCATTATTACCTCTAGTTTACAAAGTTGTTTTGTGAGTTCATACGCTTAAGCGCATCTAGTTCTTGCTGTAGTTTTAGTACTTCAAGTCGTTTTATACGAAGTTCTAACTGGTACAAAGAGTTACAGTTAATTCGTTCTTTAGGCTTGTCCAGGGGGATAATAATCCTAGCGTAAACACCCACGTCTTTTGCACTACCTATGTCAGAGTTGCTTCCTAGTACAGAAGCGTTATTTATTATACCAGTAACCCCAAATTCTAACTGTGTAGCACCCCCAATAGCATTTTTACAGTCTAGGTTTCCTGCTCTAATACTATCTTGTCCGTACGTGCTAGGGCTGGACGGTAGTGCAAGATTTAATGAACTAGAGTCTGCCATTGCTGATCCACAAACAAATAAAAATAGTATTAGTTTTTTCATGCTATTTAGCCTTAGAACAAATACGAGAAGATACTGCAGTCAGTCTCTTAACGCTTTTTCTTAGTTTAGATTTAGAGCATATGTAAACAACTTTGTTGACTGTATCGGCCTTAAAGTACACATCTATGTTTACTTTAGTTAGATAATCTATCTTTACTATCTTATACAAAGAAGTAAAAGGTACAGAATTAAATTCTGCATCAAAAACACCTATTTCGTAATACTGTACATCTTCCCTTCTGTTATACACAGTCACCTTAGTCTTATAGATAGTATCTATATGAGAAGGCTTTGCTTTAAAATAAGTAGGGGTCATCTCATGGGCCAAAGAGTTTGTAAAAAACCCTAAGCCCATAATAAAAATAATACCAGTTATTAGCCTAGACATTACTTAGCAATACATTCTGCTAAAACTAAAGCAGTATAATCCCCACCTGGGAATGCTTTATCCCCACCTAGGGTTACTTTAGAAGATGTCTCAAACCAAGTAGATCCAGTAGCTAGTAAGTCGTAACGGTCTAGCATCCCTAGTTCCAGTTTACTTGACTCATACTGCCCCATACCTGTAGCATCTGATACCGTTTTTACAGTAGTATTGCCTTGCCATGTAAGCACATCGTCAATAATAGGACTAGTAGAAAACTCTTGAGGTGCAGTAATTTCTGCGTAGTAAGAATCTGCTAATGACACATCGTAACGTATAACCACAGGATCTCCACCATCAGAAGCATCAGTAGATAACGTATAGGCGTTTGGATTGCCATATGTACCTGCTGTGTCTGTTTGAATAATACAACGAGACTCAACAAAACCATGAATAGGTGCTGTTTCCCCTAAAACATTCATACTAGCTATAATACCTAGTGCTGTAAAACCTAACTTTTTAAACATGTGGTGCTCCTATAGGACTAGTTGCCGTATTGCATACTAATCATTTTTTCGTGTAATACCTGCTGCGCTAAACCGTTTCTAAGGCCTTTATAACTATCAGGTAGTTGTTTGTCATTAATAGACACTTCTTCTTTATAAACGCCACCAGGTATAGACACACCGTAGTAAGTACCTATACCAGTAGCAGAATTAACAGACTCTAATACTTGAGATTGTGCAAAAGCGTTAGTAAATAACAGATTTGTACCTACAACAGATAAGGCTTTTTCTAACCGCTCTCTACTATCTAGGTCCTCATCTGATTCCCTTCTCTCTTTATCTTCTTTTGTCTCTAGATCATCATCTTCATATACCGTATCATCAGGATTGTACTGGCTATTGTCTACATCCTCACCCGCATCGTAGACGTCATAACTAACTTGTACAACTTCTGGTACAGGTTGTTTGTATCCTGGACAGTTAGGGTCGTACTGCGGGTTATAGCAAGGATCTACCTTATAGGTATAAATCACATTAGCATTTTCTACTAACCCGTTTCCGTTTACCTCAATAGATCCTTTACCCCATAACTCTTTAGGCAAGTTACCTACAGGAACTGCTTTGCTAATCTGTGTGTTGTCTAGAGAGCCCGGTAACCAACTATCAACCTCTCTGAACACATATCCTTGACCTAATGCATTTTCGTTCTGTACAGCGACGTCTACACGGTCTTCTGTAGCCTTACGAATGTTATAAGAGTAAATAACGTTCTGTACTGTAAGTCCTGGAGGGCTAGGGAATACATTTCCCATAGTCCACTGTAAACTACTGTCCGCTACAGCGTTACCTGTAGAGCCATAGTATGGCGTTATAGAATTAGAGTAAGAGTAGCAAGGCAGCAAGAGCACCAACGCTAATAGCACCTTTTTCTGTTTTACTAAGTTCATCAGACTTCTTTAACTCTTCTTTGGTTTGTTCTACGTGAGTTTCCCAAGCTAGTTGTGCTTCAGGTCCTATCATACCCATGTAAGGACAAGGAGTTCCAGCATGCATCATAGCATCAAAAACTTTTGTATCTTGGCACATTACTGATACTGCAGCTACTTTCATGCCCATGTCGTATAACGTCTTGGCGTTTTTAAGCCTCACACAGTTATCTTCTGTAAATGTAGTACCTGCACTAATACCTAGTATTTGTGTCTGTACTGCGCCTGCTACACCGATAGTGCACAAGTCACTATTAGAATTGCTACCTATCTGAGGGGCAATAGCAGAGGGAGGTGGCTGCTTGATAGTAGTAGTCATCTGCCCCTGCGTAGTAATAGTACTGTCATTCTTAGAATCTGTACGGATAACATCCGTATCTTCTTGTGCTAGTACTGTACTGCTAAACACTGTTAGTAGAACTAGGGTGGTAATACGTGCCCACATGCTGCTCTCCTTAGACTAGATATTTTCTAGCCTAGTCATTAATCGTTCCGCACGGTTACCTACTTGACGGTACCAGATACTATCTCTGCCTTCTGGAGCTGCTTCTGCGTATTTACCAGCCACTAGTTTAGCATTAAAGTTTTTAAACTTGCTTAAGCGAGGACGTCCAAGATTGAAGAGCATGTTGACCAAGATCTCTTGTACTTCTCCAGGAAAAACTTCCCATGCTTCTTTGTATAGCACAGAGCATTCACTGATGGCGGTTTGTAAGTCTTTTTCAAAGCATTCACGTACTCGCTCTTCACTGACTGGTGTCCCGACTGGTTCTCCGTGCTCAGGATCCGATTCAAGTACCAAATGCCCGACTCCGAAAGTTGCATATCCAAGATGGTCTTCGTAGATCTCATATACTACACCTTCATCAATCTTTAACTGCTCGTACACTGCTTGTTTGTTCATTGGTTGTTACCTTTCTGTAGTAAATAACTACTTGTTGTACTTCACGGATATAACGTTTAATTTCTTGCATGTTATATGACATAAGCTCGTAATCAGGAACAGACATAGCAAAAAATACTACCTGTCCTTCTTTCTTTTCTAAATCTTTTATAAACGTATCTAGGTTTTTATTAGACACTACATACCAGTGCGGATCTTTTAAATCAATCGCTCTTGGCATTATTGGTTGTACTATCTTCCTTTCCACCGGCTTTGTTACTATCTGTACCTCCACCGGCTTCTTTGGCATCAAGCTGCAACCCGTCATCAAGAGAGTCAATAGTACGGCTATCATCTTCAATACTGTCGAAAACATTTTTAGTTCCTTTGTTAGCTCTTGTTTCTATTAAACTAGGCTTTGCAGCAGCTAGTTTAGTTAAGTTATGACGTTTAAAGATATCTAGGTACCTATTCATGTCTTCTTGTATCTCTTGGTTTCTTACCTGTAACTCGACTAGGCCCTGGGTCTGTAAATCAAAGTCGTTCTGCAATGACGTTATAGCGGCTTCTTGTTCAGTAAACTTAAGTCCATACGCCTGATTTAACGCTGTAAGCTCTTTAATTTCCGCTTGGGTACTTGTATAATAAAAATAGCCTGCTACACTTCCTGCAAGTATTATCCCAGCTAGTAGTTGGTTCATAAAAACTCTCGAATGTTTAATTAGTACTTGACCATAATGCTACTATTATATACAATTATTCTTATAATTTAAACCCCCTTAACTTCAAGGAACCATATATATGGAAAACCAAGAAAAAGCAACAATCACTTTAGACGACAAAACTTACACAGTTGAAGACCTTTCCCAAGCAGCACAATACTGCTTAGGCCAGATTCAAGACCTACAACAGCAGGGCCAAATTGCTCGTGCACGAGTAGATCAACTAGGTATGGCAGAACAAGGTTTTATGCAGGCTCTTAAAGAAGAGATTGCAAAAAGTGAAGAAAAAGTTTTAGAAGATTAATTCTTTTTTGTCTAATAAAAAGCCCTAGCAAATGTTAGGGCTTTTTTCTTTCTTGTTTAGAATTTTACGCTGCAGGGCTTATGACGCCACAAGCAATTTTGTGACCTACTCCGTTAGCTACTTCTTGTACACGCTCAAGGGTTAGCTCTTCATCATAGACACCGTCTACAAATACAACGTTAACACTTCGTTCATGTACACACCCAGAGTCTTCGCAAGTAAACCTTACTTGCACATCACGGACATTACTGTCTGTAACCTCAAGAGTTTCACCCTCGTTCTCCGGATCTGGCATTTCGTTAGTACGACTGCCTGTAAATTCTTCTAATAGTTCAAATGTAATAGACATAATATCTCCTTAGTTTTCTAGTGCATTAATTCGCAATTCAAGTTGTTCAATTTTTGTTATGGCTTCTTGTAAAGCCGCTGTTAATAGTGGTACTATTTTACTCTGATCAATACCTTGATGTACAGGATTACCTTCTTCATCAATTTCATTATACTCCCCTACAACTGCTTCAGGCACTACAGCCGCAACTTCGTGCGCTATAAAACCATCTACGGTTCTTTCAGGATGCTCAATAAAATTAAAACGTTTAACTGAAAGCTCCTGAACCCTGCCTAGGGCACTAGTCAAAGGTACCACATTCTCTTTAAGTCTGTAATCAGAAGATGTAGCGTATGTTGTAGTTGAATATGCGCGATAAATTCTTCCATACCTAGTGCCATTAGTGCCGCTTACAAAGTCTACAAACGTAGCCCCAGAACCTCCTGTGCTTTCGTGTATAGTAATACAACCGTCTGCTGTAGTCCTTACGTCTAAACGTCCTGCTGTAGTAATAGACATTACATTAGAAGCAGCACCTGAGGGTCTAAACTGCAAAGCTCCTGATAGGTCATTTTCCTTAGTAGCAATGTCCCACTTAGTTGAAGTACCGTTCTTAAGCCTTAAGTACTTCCAGTAGTTAGTATTAGCGTCAATATCCATATGGTTGTGGGATGCGGTATCAGAAAGTTCCATTGTACCTGCTGCGGTAGACTTAAAATGGGTACCGTTGTCATAAAACAGGCCTGTATTATTAGCAAGGTGTATCCAATTTTCTACGTATAAATAACCGTTGGTATTGTATTGCGCAATTCTATTAGCTCCCCCTGTTTTAGAAGGTTGTTGCCCATGTAGTAAGTCAGCATCTAATCCAGAGCCTGAACCATCATTGCCCGAAGTCCATATTTTGTCCCAACCGTATTCTGTACCAGTTTCCGTTCTACGTACATAAAACCCTGAGTTGTTCCAGAAATTATGTGCAAGTTGAAAAGAATACTCACCTGAGTCACCCCAAGAGTTGCCCCTACAAGTAATCCAGTTGTACCACTCCGCAGTAGGCGCGTTTGTAGCTGCACTGTAAAAATGAAAGCCTGAAACGTTATTATGAAAAGTACTAGTAGACCTGGATTTGTAGTTTCCGTCACCGTAAACAATGCGACTAGCTTGAATACCATCAACTGTATCAGCATCTAAGCCAGAACCTGAACCGTCATTAGCACTATCCCAAAAAGTAGCCCAACCGCCCCAAGCTGCATCAGAAGTAGCGGTTCTATGCTTAACATTAGTCCCTGTGTAAGCTACTTGTTCTTGCCTATGACTGGCGTCGTAACTAGACCATTTAGCAATAGTGTTTACTACGTGCCAGCTATCCCCTCCTGCTCCAGTATTAGTGTTTTGCTGAAAATCCCAAGAGGCATAACGGTCAGGGTAATAACTAGGTGCTCTAGAAGCCCCACGAGTATCTGGAATATACACTTGTGAGTGGTAATGACTATCACTAGCTACGGTAGCTGTAATGCTAGCGTTAGCCGAGCCATCCCATGACACTGAGCCTGTAACATCACCTGATAACGTAATAGTCCTAGCTGTCTGCCATTTGGTTGCTGAACTAGCATTACCTGATAACGCCCCTACAAAAGTAGCTGCCTGAACACTTGCGTTATTAGTGCCACCATCAGAATCAAAGTGGTATCTACCAACTCCGTTTGCATCGTCATACCTAATGTAATCATTATTAGCAAACTTTATCTTATTACCGCTACCAATAGTTAGGTTTGGCACTGTGAGTGTGCCAGTCATAGTATCGCCAGTAACATTTACAAAACGACTATCTGACTCTGTTTCAGTATAGTATCTACCATCATGCGTATGACTGTCGTTAGCAACCGTAGCTGTTAATGTAGCATTCCCTAGATTAGTAAAAGTCGCAGAACCTGTAACATCTCCCGTAAGAGTTAATGTAGGATCAGCAGTAGCTGTGGTAGAAATACTAATATTGCTTGAACCATCAAAGTTTGCACTACCTGTTACAGCCCCTGTTAAAGCTATACTTCTTGTAGTAGTTAGTTTATCTGCGTTAGGATGATAGTTATCATTAAATATACTATACTCCGTAGCCCCATAAACAGCTTTTGGATGATCGCCAGGCTTTAAACGTAAGGTGCGAACTTGGTCTGCAGTAGTATCAAAATTTTGGTAAAGCTCAGTATATTTAAACGAACTAGACCAGCTAGTACGTACACTACCCGTTAATTTATCATCAGAGTTGTAAAAATCAATGCTATTACCACTAATACTAGTGTTAGTATTTTTTAGTTTAATTTTACTACTAAAAGCTGATTCAATATATAATGGATGTTGAGATACATCACTTACTAATTGCATCTTATGGGAGTTTGAATCTACATTCGTGCCAACCAGTACATTACCACCAAACTCTGCAAGAGTCACAGTACCATCATCTTCTACTTCAATAGAAGGAATACCTGATACATCATTTACAGAAAATATAGTGCCTGTTAAAGAATCAGATATAGAAAATAGCTGACCTGCCGAGCCTGAAAATGACAGTGTTCCGTCATCTAGGGTAGTTAATGTTACTGTATTATTATCACCACCAGTAAATTCAATCTTCGGGTCTGCCGTAGTTGATCCTCTGTTGGGTGTAATTAATATATTTTTATCTGCGTCTGCCATTGTGTTCTCAGTATCTATATAGTTAGTTCATTATACTCTGAAGCAGTTAATTCATAAATAACTGGTTCACCATTAGGGTCTAATTCGTTGCTGTCAACAGCTAAGTAAAACGTAAGCCCTGTTTTAGGATCTGCAATTAATTCTGTCTCCACTCCTGGTAAAACTGTTTGATTCGTACTATTCCCTTGAGCCATTTTATTTTTCTCCTGTTAAAAAAGGTTGATTTAATTTCTGTGTGGCTGGAAGACTTACTAGGCTTTGCTTGTACAAGCATTACGTTATCTATTAAGTACCTAGCAGCTTCTCCTCCGGACTCACTTCTATAGTTGTAGTTTCTAAGATTTAAGAACTTTATGTATTTAGTGCCGTACCTAAAAGGTGTACCAGAATTTCTATTTTCACCTGTAAACGGTGCTGTTGTATAAGTAGTCCATGTTTCCGGATAATTAGGCGAACCATGACAATAGTTATACGTTCCACCAGCAGCACCCCTAGATATTGGAGTTCCTACAGGCAAAGTTCCTCCAAAATCCGGCAAAGCCCTATCAAGAGTCATCATCCAATCACCATTAGAATGGGAAACAAGACCAGTATACCTAACGTAGTTAAACCTTGTGTATTCATGAGGCTTTCCATAGTCTGGGTGTGACGCAGGAAAAAACAGTACGTGCCTAAAAATACCATTATTGTTGGTAACATCTGATCCTGTGTACCAACCTGATCCAGATTGTAAGTATATGACCGTATCTCCAGGAGCCGCAGCTCTTGACAAATATGTGTTTCCTACGCCTCCACAATTCCTAAGATCGATAAAGTTCTTGTTTTTGTCATAGCAGGCAAAACCTAAATGACCTGAACCTAGTCTATTATTATAACTTCTTTGGTATGTTTTTACAGATACAGAATGGTAATAGTACTTAGAGGTATCTACAGGTACAAACTCTTCACCTAAAAGTCCTGAACCCCTAACATTGTAGTCTACAGCGAAACAACCATCTCCTGATAGCTTGTCAGCAGTATACCAATTATACCCTGTAAAATTTTCATCAGTACCAGACTCTCCACACCCATTTCTGTAAAGACCCATTCCTGCTTTTCCGCTATGCGCTGCCATTAGATTCCATACCTCGCTCTGTGTGCTTCAAAGTTTTGTTTTACTTCTTGGTCTGTAAGTGCTTTGTTATGACAATACAAAACAGGGATATCTCCGTTAAAGTACGACTGCTCTCCTCCTTGAGGGGTGTATCCAACGTAGCCATATAAACTTCCATAGTTGACAGTACCTGATCTAGATACACTAAACTCTTGTGTACCATTTATATAACCTGACCATGTGTTAGCTTCTCCGTTCCACACCATACAAAAATGATACCAAGTATCGCTGCTTAAAACAGTCGTGCCATTTTGAAATAGCCAACCACTAGATGGTAGGATATTAAACCGTACTCTGGAATTAGAAATTCGCATAAAATACGGACCGTTCATAGATACTATGTTTTGTGTCTGCGCAATATTGTTAGATCTAACCCAAGCACTCCAAGAAAAATTATTATTAATCGGTATACTATTAGAAATATCTAATCTTTGAGTGCCAGCATTAAAGGTAAATTGCCCTTCAGGAGTATATGAAGGACTTGACGCAGTGATGGTTGCATTGCCTGTTAAGTCTTTTATAGCTTCTGTGTTAGAACGAGTACCATCCACAAAAGGAGCGTCTACATTTGAATATATTATCTGGAAGTTGTCCAAGTAAAATTCTACCTCCTGACTATTAGAATTTTGACCAAATCGCCACCAAGTATTTCCGGCAGCAGTAATTGTGACTTTTCCAGACCAACGTTTCCAACCGTCAGGAAGCTCTGTTATACTCACATCCGAAAGAGTTCCAGCAGAAGCAGAGCTAGGGTTTTTATAACCATTGGCATAAGTCGATACGCCAGAAGGGTCGCTACCACCTTTTACGTTTATATACTCAAACGATATCCAATACACATCGCCTACTTGACTTCCTCCGCTACGTGAAACTTGAAAACCATAATCAGCGTATGGGTTTGATGTAGTAGGTGTGATTGTGCCTTTTATGACGTCCTTTCTTTTGCCATAACTTACACCAGCTTGGTATGAATAACTTTGAACATGGGCAGACATCCTAGCTAACCCAGAAGAGCAGGTTCTTTGACCTGCTGCTACTAAATTTTCTACGGGCTTACCTTTCCACGACTTTTTATTTGCCATATCAAACATAAACGCAAGACTATCTGTTACTATTTTTGCTCCGTGTCCTAGACTCATTCTTCTCTCCAAACAACAATGTCGCTTATTATGCAAGTGCCGCCTGAAGTACAAGCAAAACCTGCTGCAGGTCCCGCTGGATTAGTACCATTTCTCCTCCGCTTCATTCTCCATTCTCTGAAACTACCTGTAGCGTGACTTTGGTGAACAAAGTTATCGGAGTTGTTATCACAAGTAAACATTTTAACGGCATACTGGCTCAGTTCAAAACAGTTTAAAGGCTTAGAAATGACATCTCCTTGGGAAGGATCCCACGGCATTATGTTATGAGTCCCATTACCATAGCCACTATTATTTTCAGCAAAGTCCCAACAAGAAGATCTAAACTCTATTCTAGTTTTCCAAGCGATGTGCGTCCACACAAACGGTATCTTAGAATCGTCTATTATGATGTTAAACCCAGTAGAACTACAAGAAACATTATTCATTGTACAAGTCCATTGGCCAAACATATCAGGTTTAGTCTTGTAGGAATTTAATGAGCAACTTGTTAAGTTTACAGAAGATACTTGGGCGCTCGATACTCTGTAACCAGTTTGTCCGTACCCCAATCCCATTACCAATTCCCCTCTGGGCAAGTGTCAGAAGCATATAATTTTTTACGTTCGATTAAGCAACCACAAGAAGTACATGTATCGTCGTTTTTATTATATAAAGGGCAGTTGTCACACAACTGCTGCCTTCTTTGCTGTTCTTCTACGGTTGCTTTAATCTCATCTTCTACTATATTAATTTTCATTCTACAAACTCCGTTACAAGCTTATCAACATCTTTACGCTCGCCGTACACTACGTAGAAGCAGTTAACAGTTTCGCCATCAGTGCCTATTGTAACAGAACTAGAGGAAAAGTCTTCTACCCATGTGTGCTGTTTTCCGATAGAAGTAACATCTACAGTAATAGAGTCTTCATGCACTAGTTCTGACCAGTACTCTGGAAGTTCGATAGTGTTGTCGTCTTTTAGTCTGCCACGTACATATACACCGTTTTCTGGGCCTTCTAAAGATCCGTAACGAAGTTTATGTCCTTCTTTGGTTGGGTGATCGATAGTAAATGATTTTTGCGTTGCTGTTAGAAGTCCTGTTACGCTAACACCAGTAAGAGTAGTCTCTAGTTTAGTTGCACCGTTATACCGAAGGTCGACATGACCTCCTAAAGTTCCATATATAAGCCAATTGTTAGAAACGTCATTGTATAAACCAAAGCCAATATTATGGTCATGCATTAATACAACTCGGCCGTTGATAGAGTATCCGCCCCAACCATCACGAATAGTATCTGTCTGTACAGTACCAAAATTTCCTGTCACAGCATCACGTCCTACTCTAAACTCCATAGTAGAATTGTCAGTATAGAAATAAGTACCGTTGTTGTTTTGGTGACGCATTGCCCATGAACCGCCTGCATCTAATAATCCGACATTGTTCGCGTTATCGGCGTATAGACTGCCACGGGCAGTACTATTGGTATCTAATATCAATCGAACAGTAGATGCGTCGCCACCACGGAATATCAAGTCAGAATCGTTACCGTTATCGACGAAACGAACGTTGTCGTTAAAATGAAGTTGGCTAACGTAATCAATACTATGATTATTCATATGGACACTTCCGCCCATATTTAAGCGGTATGAGTCAGTACGAGGTTCTGCATTTACACCTAGGTTGCTAGACACTCTCATATTCTGATCAGAGTAAGTAGTGCCAGAAGTAATTCTTAATCTAGCTGTAGTAGATTGAGCGCGCATTAGATGCAAGTCTTCGTTATAGGATCCTATTAAACCTGTGTCAACACGTATTTCTTTATTGATATAGAAGTTACTTCTATCTGTTTCGATGTGACAGTGAGAAGTATTCATCGGACCTATAGATAAGACCCCATCATTTGTTTTAATTTTAAGGTGGTTAAACCTATCTTGTGTAGCAGAGTTAAGCTCGCCAATAGTTAATACTTTATTTGGACCATCATACTCCAGGCCCATGCCCCCATAACCGTATTGGTGGAATTGTATCTGTGGTTTACGTGTATTGGTTCCGTTTGTACCTGACTGTATTT